TTAACGCAACATATTACGGATCACGTAATGCAGGATCCCGTCGTTCTGGTAATAGGTCAGCTCCGTCGCCGTGTCGATGCGACAGCGACAGTCAATCACCTCTTTTTTACCGTCCACGCGGGTCAGCGTCACCGGCACAGTGGCCCCCGGTTTCAGCTGTTGCAGGTCAGTGATATCAATCTGCTCTTCGCCGGTCAGCCCCAGCGTTTTGCGGGTCACACCTGCCGGGAACTCAAGCGGCAAAATCCCCATCCCGATCAGATTAGAACGGTGAATACGCTCGAACGATTCTGAGATAACCACCCGAATGCCCAGCAGACGCGGGCCTTTCGCAGCCCAGTCGCGGCTGGAGCCCGAGCCGTACTCTTTCCCGGCAATGACCGCCAGAGGCGTGCCCTGCTTCTGATAGCGCATCGCGGCATCGTAAATCGAAACGACTTCCGTACCTGGCAGATGGCGGGTCATACCACCTTCAATACCGGGCACCATTTCGTTACGAATACGGATGTTGGCGAAGGTGCCGCGCATCATCACTTCGTGGTTGCCGCGACGCGAGCCATAGGAGTTAAAATCGCGACGTTCGACGCCATGATTTTGCAGATAACGCCCTGCCGGACTGTCCGGTTTAATACTCCCTGCCGGGGAAATGTGGTCAGTGGTCACGGAATCACCGAGCATCGCCAGAATACGCGCGCCGTGAATATCCTGCACCGGGTCCGGTTCTATCCCCATTTCATCAAAGAACGGCGACAGACGGATGTAAGTGGAATCTTGCTGCCAGCCATAGGTATCTGATTTATCGACCTGAATCGCTTTCCATTCCGGCGTGCCTTCGAACACTTCGGCGTACTCTTTGCGGAACATTTCGGTCGTGACTTCTTCCACCGCGCGGGCAATCTCTTTCCCGCTCGGCCAGATATCTTTCAGATACACCGGATCACCCTTACGATCGTGCCCCAGCGGGTCGGTCGTCAGGTTGATATTCATGTTGCCCGCCAGCGCATACGCCACCACCAGCGGCGGCGAGGCCAGCCAGTTGGTTTTCACCAGCGGATGAATACGTCCTTCAAAGTTACGGTTACCGGAAAGCACCGCCCCCACGGTCAAATCACCTTTTTTGATGGCCGTTTCAATGGGATCCGGCAACGGACCAGAGTTACCGATACAGGTGGTGCAGCCGTAACCTACCAGGTTAAAGCCCAGCTCATCGAGGTACGGCGTAAGTTTGGCGTGGGCCAGGTAATCCGACACTACTTTAGAGCCCGGCGCGAGCGACGCTTTCACCCAGGGCTGACGCTGAAGGCCAATTTTGACGGCTTTTTTCGCCAGCAGTCCGGCGGCCATTAACACGCTTGGGTTGGAGGTATTGGTACAGGAGGTGATGGCGGCGATCACCACCGCACCGTCCGGCAGCTGATACTGATGCCCGTTCAACGTATAGTCGACCGGATTACGGTCTTTCTGCGCGGTGTTCAGTTCCAGCTCAGAACTTTGTGCAAAGGCCTTCGGCACGTCGCCGAGCGCCACGCGATCCTGCGGACGTTTCGGCCCGGCGAGACTCGCTTCGACTTCTTTCATATCCAGCTCAAGCGTACTGGTAAACACCGGTTCATCCCCGGTATTACGCCACATGCCCTGCGCTTTGGCGTAGGCTTCCACCAGTTCGATTTGATCATCGCTGCGCCCGCTGAGGCGCATATACTCCAGCGTAACGCCATCAATCGGGAAGAATCCGCAGGTCGCGCCGTATTCCGGTGCCATATTGGCGATGGTGGCGCGATCCGCCAGCGGTAACGAGTCCAGCCCGTCCCCGTAGAATTCAACAAATTTACCCACCACGCCGTGCTTACGCAGCATCTGGGTGACGGTCAACACGAGGTCAGTGGCGGTGATGCCTTCAGCCAATTTACCGGTCAGTTTGAATCCGACAACATCCGGAATTAGCATCGATACCGGCTGGCCGAGCATCGCGGCTTCGGCTTCAATCCCACCGACGCCCCAGCCTAAAACGCCGAGGCCGTTGATCATCGTCGTGTGGGAATCGGTACCGACCAGCGTGTCCGGATAAGCAATCCACTCTCCGTCCTGCAACTCACTCCACACCGCTTTGCCGAGATATTCCAGGTTAACCTGGTGGCAAATACCGGTGCCCGGCGGCACGACGCTGAAGCGGCTGAATGCCTGTTGGCCCCAGCGCAGGAATACATAGCGTTCGTGGTTGCGTTCCATTTCCAGGCGCACGTTTTCGCCAAACGCGTCGTCATCACCGAAGTGATCGACGGTAACCGAGTGGTCAATCACCAGGTCAACGGGTGAAAGCGGGTTCACCTTTGCAGTGTCACCGCCGAGGCGTTTCACGGCCTCACGCATTGCCGCGAGATCGACCACGGCGGGTACGCCGGTGAAGTCCTGCATCAGCACACGGGCGGGACGATAGGCAATCTCACGATCGGCATGGGCATTTTTCAGCCACCCCGCCAACGCATGAATGTCCTCTTCGGTTACGGAATCACCGTCCTGCCAGCGCAGCAGGTTTTCAAGCAGGACTTTGAGTGATTTTGGCAGGCGAGAAATATCGCCCAGGGTTTTGGCGGCTAGCGGCAGGCTGTAATAGTGATACGTTTTGGCTTGGGCCTGTAGCGTGTCCTTACTGGCTTCTCGTAGGGTTGACGACATAGCTCCTCCTTAATGACAGGGATTGCGAATCCCTCAGACAAATCATAAAAATCATATAGTTAGATTTTATTTTCCTAACATGACAAAATGTTTCACGCCTGATGTAGCGCGGTTCACATTAGTTAATCTTAGGAAAGATTTCGATGCCATGCTGTATAAAAAGAGAACAAACAACACTATAGGCTCCGCGGTATGTCACTCGGAAAGCAAAAGATCACGAGCAGCGGAGATATCAGCCAACTGCCACAGATTGTTACTCGAGAACCAGGTTAAAAGAGAACCCTTGTTCAGTGAGTTGGCACTGTAGCTGAGCAATTTTCCACTCCCTGTCCTCCACGCTACCGAATCCACTGGTAGCGATTTTCCCTTCGGCCGTCATCGCCATTAGCTCAGGCCCAGCTGGCAGGAGCAGTGACATGCCCGCCTGCTTTTTTTTACTGTGCGCAGAACACCCACCCGCAATGATCCTGGCTCCGTGGATATCTTTTTGTGCGTTCGGGTAATGGGTGACTGGCTCACCGCTGCCGACCGTCAGCGTTTTAACCCGATTACCATCATCCGCATCTCTGTAACTCACGATGATGGTTCCACCACCTGACTGGCTGCTATCCGGATGATCACTGGTGTCGTGATAACGCCAGTTACTGCACATATCAGGCGTAATGGTTTTCACCGGCAGAGGTTTGCCACTCACCGTAGTTTGCGCCCCTCTGGGTATTATTACCCAGTAATCGTGTGTCACTTTGCTCACCGCGCCATACTGCGCCGCTATCCGGGTCAGTAAATTCATATCGCTTTCACCAAGCTGGTCGATATGAGACAGCGGCTGTTCCACCAGCGTTGAATCAACCCGGGCCGTTAAGCCATGTTCGGCAGCGATGGTACTGACTAAATCGCCCATCGTAGTTCCTGAAGCAAAGGAGCGAGTTTTCTGCGACTGCAACGAACTGTGGCCACGCTCATTCGTTTTAGAGAACGCTCGGGCTGTGATTTCGATTACTCGCGGTTGTAAAGATGAACCGCCGGACGAACGTGAATCAACCACGAAGGTTCCCTTATCCACCAGCTCGTCACCAAATCCCATGGACACAGAAATTTTCACGCCCTTCCCCGGCAATTTCATATCAGGGGAAACCACCGCAAATGAGATCTGATCACTCTTTTTGGAATCACCGCCGTATTCTTTCAGCGTAAGGTCAATCAGGTTCTCGCGCACTGCGTCGGTGATATCTTCACCCTCAACGGAAATAGCAAAGTTTGGCAGCCATGGTTTGCTGCCGGTATCGATGTAAGACATTGGTTAATCCCAGAGTGATGTTTCTGTTTTCTTCTCTGCGGGCTTTACGACAGGGAGGTCGAAGGTTGAACCGGCATTAAAAACTTCATTCGTTGTCAGGTCATAGTTCTCTGGTGAAAAGAGCACGGCTTCAAAGGTGTTGCTGACCGCCGCGTAATGGCGGGCGCAAATAATATCCAGCCGCTCGCCGTCTTTCGTTGTGTATTGCACAGCGTGCTCCTCAGAATGCTGGAATATCGAATGTGTCAGCCCCGCCCGAGTCCGGTACGCCAGGCGTCGCTTTGTTGAAAGCGTCGTAGACCCCTTGTCCAAACTCCGTCGGATCCTGCCCTGGTAGCGTGTTCACCGTGATATTGACGTGGTTCGTCTGCTGCGGTGCCGGAGCTTTCAGCGACGGAACTGGCACACCGAATGTCCTGTCATCAAAGTTAACGCCATCCGGGACTCTGGCCTGGCTATGGGCGTCCTTCCACGATTGCTCACCGGCGTTGGCGACATTGATGGATTCCTGATAACCCAGAGAACTCACACCCTGCTTCTGTTCTTCAGTTTCGATGGCGCGTTGCCTGGCGTCCTGTGCTGTAGCCATCTGCGCCGGGGATCGTTCATCGTTTTCTGGCAGAATTGCGTCTATCCATTTCACAACCTGTGAAACAGCGCGCCCGAAGGTTTCCAGTCCGTGGACAATTCGCTCCGGACCACCACCTTTCACCCACTCAGTGATTTCATTCGCGATCAGCTGCTTATTGTTGCTAATCCATTGCGTAGCCTGTTGCTCCCATGCTTTCAGCTGCGGTTCGAATGCCCTGCCTAACTCCCCGGCCATACCCTGCAAAGCGGTTTCTCCGGACGTCCAGAGATTGCTGATAACCTGACTGGACTCAGCTGCAGCGCGTGCTTCATCCTCAGACACATTGTTGAGCTGAGCAGCGTTATCCATCACTTCCTTGAAGGATTTTCCGGTGCTGGCGATGTAGGTCACGAGCTTGTTGGCTTCACCACCCATCAGCTGGTCGGCAAGTGATTCCCCTTGCTGGGCTGTCAGACTCTTATTTTTGATGCCGACGGAGATAGCCTGCATCACCTGGTCAAACTGCTGCTGTTTGCTGCCCGTCATCTGCGTTTTGTTCATACCGATCTGGGCCAGCAACGGATTTAGCGATTTATCATTGCCCTGCTCACCCAGCTTGTTACTCAGCTCTTCTGACAGGTCCCCGTAGTTTTCACCGTTCAGCCCGGCCTGCTCCGCGAGAATACTGCCGTTTTTGTAGCTCTGGTATGACATGCCGTACTGCTTCGACAGGCGATACTCCTCCGCAGTCTTTTTGTTAAGCGCCAGTGCACCGCCCATCAGCCCGGTAATACCCGCCACACCAGCGCCAGCAATAGCGACCGGCGCGCTGATTAGCGTGCTGGCACCAAACGACAGCGCCTTGCCTGACATGGCCTTCATTCGGCCCCAGCGTTCATCGCGGCGTTTCTGTTTCTCAGCCTGCTTATTCTCGCGCTCTTGCTGGGCATTCAATCGGGTGAGCGCGTGTTCTGCCCGCCCTATCCCGGCTGCAACACGCTTGTATTCGCTCGCCAGGTCTGACACGTCTTTCCCTGCGCGCACGCCTTCACGGATCTGTTTCTCCAGTGAAGCCTGCTTTTTCACGAGCGTATCCGTCGCCCGTTCCATGTTCTTTATCTGTGCGGTAGTTCCCGCAGACCCGGCTTTCACCTGACGCATCCAGGCCGTCTGTGATTTTGCCGCCTTCGCTGATTCCTCGCTGATATCGTCGATGCCGCGCGTCAGCCCTTTGAGGGTCCGGGACATTGACGGGTCGAGCGACGCCCCAAAATTAATCGAGGCGTTAAACTTCTGGGATTTTGACATTACGCCGCGCTCTGCTTAATGGCCTTTTTCAGATAGCGCCGCCAGATACTCAGCGGCAGTGTGAGCTGCTCGCTGAACGTAATGCGGCACCAGTATGTGATCCCCGGCTGGTTGTTCAGGAACTCAGGTTCAAGCGCTCCGCCGGTGGCAGCAAAAAATCATTAAATGCCTCCGTCAGCTGGTCGTAGTCGTACGCCGGTAGCTGGTGCAGGTCACCAGGATTAAGGCTGCAAAGACCCGCAATCATCGCCACTTCTTTCTCAAGGGCTGCGCCTTTGTTTTTCTCGAAAAGCAGCTTGTCGAACACCGTCGGCTCGCGCATCTGGATGGTTTCAATGTCTTCGCCGTTCAGTTTCAGTGGACGGGATAAGGTGATTAGGGTGGTGTTAGACGGATAAGTCATTTCGCGGTTCCTTAAATGAAAAAAGCACCCGAAGGTGCTGTTATGAGGTTTTGTTGGTTGTGAATGGATAAGTCTAAGACTTGGACTAGCGGAGGTTCACACATCAGTGTACAAACATAGACGCTATATCTGCAATGAGTGAGGAGCGGACGTTACTGGATTAAGCGCGTTCATCGTCATTATGTTTATCACTCCAATATTGCTGATGATTTATCAGATGAGTGATTAACGGCCAGTCTTTTTTATCTTTTGGTAACCTTAGGTTTCGTCCATCTAACTCTGCATATTCTGTCCCAGCTAACGGTTCTGATATCCTTATTTTCAATTCGGTATCAATCCAGAGCAAACCACGGTCAAATAAAGTATGAATATCTGATTTCAGTAACAAACCATGCTGTGCGCGGGTATGCCAGGCACCGGCATAAGGTGTTATATGAGCAGCCTCAAGTAAAACTTGGATCGAACAACCTGTTACCGCACATCTACCTTCATAAGCTTCAATGAGTTTTCGTCTAAATACGGGTTGTCCTTCCCGAACAATAACCTCACGCAAAGCCTTTAGACGGATGTCACCTTCATCCTCAGGGAATTCCGTGAATAATTCATCTCTTGCTTCAAGCACTAACCGATCACATGGCCTTGGGACAACTATCTGAACTGGCGTTCTGCCATCGTCGCCAATATCCCAGATACCGTGTAGTTCTTGGACATATAGTTCATAACGTGTATTTCGTAGATTTCCTTTACGATACAACACGTCGTATGGGTTACCCAGATCAGTACGAGCGCTTTTACGGCTACCTAAATATCGATATCGGGACTTGCTATTAACAGTTAATGCACCCAGTTGAATGCGAATCTCGGTTTCTTTCAGAGGGGCGTTGCTGTTACGGATCCACTTAACAATATTTGCAGCAGAGGCGTAACCGAGTTGTGTCACGGCATACCATACACGTAGATATTGCGGATAGTGCATTTCTTCAGGGATGAGACCTGGCATACTAGCAACATATGTTAAAAAATTATGATGGCGCATCCACTCTCCCCATTGGCGAGAATGTGTACTAATACCCATGCGCTCTGGTTCGCGTTTGCCAATTTCGTGATTAAATTCCTGTCGGGAGGGGGCTCGTCCTAGTTTCTCATAAAGTTCATCACAACAATCCCATACTGCTCGTACCAACGGACCTTGTGGATATCCATCTTTGCTCAGATTCAAAAGTATTCTCCGTCAACGAACATGTCTTGAGATAAGTGATATCCAACTCTGACACTTAATCCGCAACAATTCATCAGGCTTCTATGAGCGAAGAGCACAGATTCTTGTGCTCAGTAGTAGTTTTATTTAAGTGAAGACTGTGATTTATAACAAAGATGAATGTATAAAGAACAACGCTGTTTATGCAACTAAAGCTCAAGTCAATTGAATAATAAGAGGATTTAAAAACGTGAGCGGAGTTGAAATACTTTAACCTAACCATAGTCACTCCACAATAAGAAAAGAGAACACAATTTAATGACGATGGTTGCATCGTAATCTTATCATTTATATTGAGATAGATTCTTGATGATACTTTTTCTTTCGTTAAGGAGGCTTGCATACATTGATTCATCGAGCTTATTTTTGAGCTTGAAGCGAGCCTTGCGTATTGATAACTTGGAAACACCATCAATTAATGCTGAAGCAACTAATTTTTTATCTTCTACGTTTTTCAGATTAGATAGTAATGTTAGGACCATGTCATTCAGATCAAGTAACTCACCATTTATGCGGGTAGGAGAGAGTTCTTTGCCATCTAACTGGGAATCAATAGAGTCTATTTTATTATTAATTCTCTCTATAGAACCAACCACTCCTTTTCTGGCTTCAACACGAAGAATCTCACTCTTGTTTCTAGAGTTAGTCTGGTATAGCATTTCTGAGGATAACATTGATGATGCCCGATACATGTCGGAAGACAATTGTTTAACACTTTCTCTAAAACTTGAATAATTCAATATTGTTGTACCGATCAATAAAATAATTGGACCATAGGCAGTTATCTTCGCTTTAATTGAACCTTCAACAAAGTTGATTTCAATTATTACATCATCAGATAAAAAGAATTTTATTCTTTTGTCAGCAAAATCTTCTATTTCGCTTCGAATTAGCGATAATTTTTGCTTGCGATTTACCGCACTTATCTGTTTCAACCATTCAGGTTCAACATGAACATATGACTCACATAATATATTGCTATTTATATAGTCGGCCACAATCACGTCCTTGTTCATTATATATTATTAGATTATTACCACAACTTTATAAAAAATCAACGACTTTAAAATTAAAACATGAAGATGGCGACAGTTACCATAAGCTCCGCCGAGTTTATCGCCTATTTATTAACATATCATGGCCGTAGTAATGTCTACTTTTAGCATGAAGTAGACATTCTAACAGGGCAAAATGCCTGCTAGGAGCTAGGAGCTAGGAGCTAGGAGCTAGGAGCGGGCATTATTACTCATATTACATCAACAACGCGTCTTTTTCGTCTGCCAGAACGTTCACGCCGTTAACGCTGCGGATCATGTTCGCCGGGTCAATCTCGTAGATTTCCTTCCCGTCGACCGTCAGTTTGTAATAACTGAGGTTCATAGTGACCGACATCCCCACGCTCTCTTTACTGTCAGTACCGGCCTCGTCTGAGGTAATGGTGCCGATGATGCCTTCCATTTCATCCACGAAGGTGTGCAGCACGCCGTCGGTGTCACGATACGTACGGCGAACCTGTACGCGGGTTGAGCTGCCGGGAATGAAGCCAAACAGCGAAAGAACATCGATGTCGGCACCAATCTTAAATTCCGTCTGCATCGGTTCCATGCCGTTATCCACCGGCGTGGCCATATCCATCCAGGTGGTTTTGTAATTGCCAATGGTCGCGGTGATGGCTGGCGGCGTCAGCGACAGAACGCCCGCCACGCGGGTATTGTTGCCCAACCACAGCCCTGATTTTGAGTAGATAAATCCGGTATTCATGATGGTTCCTTATCAGGCGGCGAGGCTGAATGCCTGCACGGTGTAGGTATTGTCGATGGCGTAGGTCGCGGTGATTTCTTCTGCCGGTGATTTTGGCCCGATGGCCACGTTGAAGTACACCTTGCCGGCTGCCAGTGATTCAGCGGTATTGAGGTCCGGATCCAGCCAGCAGCGGCCCCCGTTAAGCACGCCCAGCTTTGTCTGCTGGCGCAGGTAGCTGTTCACCGAGCCGACAATCGAGGTGGCGAATGCCTTGTCGATCGGGCGATCAAGATAGTTTTTGGTCACCATCAGCTGAATTGAATCCTCGATGGCGTCCATCGTGCGGCGCACCGATTCGAATCGGTATTGCGGGTCGTCGGTACACAGACGGTTGCCCCAGTGCTTGTAGGCATCGAGCATCACGACGGTGCTGACGTTCGCCTGGTTGAGCTGGTTCACCACACTGGTCTCATCGCCCACAAGGAAGCTGTCCACCTGCTCGAGGCCGGTAAAGCCGTAAACCTCGTGGTTGGACTTCGACCACCAGTAACCGTAATCGCTGTCGATACGGACCCGGTGACCGGCTGCGGCAGCGGAGTACGGGCGGCTGGTACTTTTGCCGGTGACGTCGCTGGTGACCATGATGCGTGGTCGCAGGATTTCCACGCGGGCGCCATACTGCTGGCCACGGCGGGCGACCTCTTCCGGTGTCGCCATCGAGGGTGAATCGAGGTAGGCCACGGCCCGGCACTGGTTCGCCATGCTCTCGAGCGCTTTACCGACCCCGTCGTCGGTGCTCCACTCCGGCGCAATCAGAATACGTGGGTTGTAGTTGAGGCTGGACTGCCCCAGTTTCAGCGCCTCGATACCCTGGATAATCGCTGCCCGCTGCAGGTCTTCTGACGGGATTTCCGGGACACGCACCACCATCACCAGGGCGCCAATCTGATTGAGGATGTCGTACATATCCGCGTAGAGCGTGCCTGCATAGCCCAGCTTTTTAGCCTGACTGCGGCTGCCAGAAATGAGGGACGGCGTGAACAACGGGAAAGGTTCACTCTCGCCACCGGCCAGCGCCGTGGCACCAAATGGCAGCATGATGCCTTCGCCTGTAATCCCCTCCGGCAGCGCGGCGGTAATGCTGAGCTCCGCCAGGCCCGGGTCCAGCTCGCTGACGGCAGCCACCACATCCGCTGCCGTGGCACTGATTACGCCGTCGCCGTCAGTGCCAAGAATGATGGTCAGCAGGTCATCTTCGAAAAAGGCCAGCGTGGCAGCCCCGCCGGACGAATCCGCTTCACCGGTGGTCGCCTGTACATTCAGCTGATTGCCGTCTTTGCCACTGCGCGTCGCACTGAACACAATCTGGTTGTTCAGCAGCGAACTGCCGGTGGTCAGGGTCGCCACTTCACCGCGCTGGGCCAGCGGCGCTGTACCGACGATGCCGATCACCGACATATTGACGGTGGTGATTTGTTTCGCGGCGTTGTCCGTTTCACTGGTCCGGGTACCGTGTAAATCCATAATGCTCTCCACATAAAAAAACCCGCCGGAGCGGGTCTGTAAACTGAATGGGTGGGTTATTTGGTGGTGGCGGTGGCGTGACACTGGCTGTCGCGCTTTAAGGCCTGGTCCCCGCTGCACTGAATGTTGCCTTTGGTTTCATCGTGCCGGACGTAGGTGATGATGTTCGAGCACCCCGCCATCACCGTGCACAACATCAGGGTGATCATCACCTGAACTGCTTTTTTCATTGGTTCGCCTTACATTGAGAGTGATCGGAGACCGTGACGCTGTTACCGAGGCTTTCCACACTCACCACAGGCGCGCAGGCCTGCTGGCTCCCGGACTCTTCGATATGGACCCAGGTACCCGAGCATCCCGAGAGAACCAGAATCGCCACTAACATCAGAGCTTTCATACGCCGTAGACCTCCCGGTCGAGTGCCGCCCAGGTACCTTTCCCGCAGACCCCGTCGACCGCCAGCAAGTGCGCCGCCTGGAACGCCATGATGCCGTTGACCGTATCCGGTCCCGCGCATCCGTCAGGTTTCAGGCCGAGCATCAGCTGGAGCTCGCGCACGTCATCCCCGCTGGCGCCCTCTTTTACCTGACAACGGACAATCCCGTTCCCGTGCGCCAGCTCGAGTGCCACCTGCACCTCAGTCGCATACGCCGCGATGGTCTGCGCTTTGTCGGTGCCGTTGATAATGCGACGGGCATTGACGTAGTCGGTCGTCGTGTCGGTCAGGTAATCGGCCAGCGCCTTACCGGTGAACCAGCCTTCCGCCATGCCGTTAATCGCCACCTGCGCCGCCACCCACGGTGTCATCGCTAAATCAGGCTGCATCACCAGCGGCACGTCGTGCTGGAGCGTCAGGAAGTCCACCACCTGCGCCTGCGCCTTCTGATAATTGTCTTTCCAGGTCAGCTGGACGTAGCCGCGCCCGTCGTAAACCTGTCCGGTCTCCGGGTCCGGTTCGCCGTACGGACGCCCCGCCCCTTTGCCGTATTCCTCGACCGGCTGCATGGTGGCTGCCGTTTCGTGGTAGGTGGTGGCCAGCACATAGGCCAGCCAGCTCACCGGCACATGGCGGCCCAGAACGTTGTTGTAAATGAGATAAGCAGCGGTGAAGCCCGTCAGGCACTCAGCCTGTACGTCATTCACGCCACCGTTAAACCAGACCGCATTCATGCGGGTCTGAAACGCGCGCAGGGAAAATCCTCGCAAACGCGATTTGTTATGTCTGAACATGGAAACTCCGGAGTTAAATAATTAAGGATGGTGGTGAAGGCCATTCAATATCAGGGGCTGTCGATGTATCCACCCGATTGACCTCCACGCGATATGTTTTCCAGGCGTTTAGCTGCTCTACCTCTTTATCTGTCGCAATCCCCAGGTCAACCGCGTCCTGAAGCGGGGCAATTGCGGCGCTGGCCGTTGCCATTAATGACGATTTGGTGGTTTCAGCCTGCGCAATACTTTCTTCCGGGGTTGGCGGTGGGGGCGCAGTCAGTATTGGCGCACCACTTTCATTTACAGTAATAATATTGCCGTTTGACTGACCGTTGAGGAGTGCTTCATATTTGACCTGGGTAATCTGAGCAGCATCCGGTGGCCATGAACCTGACTTTTTATAGTCGGCTTTCAGGGAGTCATCAAAAAAACCCATTGCAGATGCGCTAAAGTAAATTGTCATATTAATAACCTATCGCTATCCAGCTAAGTGAGACAGAACCTTCTTCGGCGTACATTGTAAATCCGGTTTTATCAAATGCACCCAGCGAGACCCCGACAAGGCCCGTGCCAGAGTCGTTTCCAACAGGCCCAACACATGCATTTGGAAAAGCGACTGGGAACGTTATTCGCGAATTCTTGGTGTAATTCCCATGACCAAATTGAATAATCAGACCTGTGTTAGTATCTTTAAACCATCCATTCCCGGCCTTCGATGCAGTATTGACTTTTTGATAACGAGCATCAAAATTCCCATAGTTACCAGGAATAATTTGCTCTTTCATCTCCAGACGGCCAGTACGGGTGTTTATATAACCGGTAATTCCGATCTCCGGACCGGCATTATTTTCAGTGCAATAAAATCCAATGCCATACCAGGATTTAAGCAGCAGGTTATCGCTTGTAAATCCGGCCGCATCGTTTCCGCCATAAATACCCGTATTGTTCTGGAGTACATTCAAACCGCCGTTAAAATTAACGACCTTTTGAAACGTGCCACCTTGCGATGCTGAAACTGCATCGCAATCACTGGCTGCCGGTTTATAGTGATCTGTATAATGTTGAGTCCAGCTTACCGGGTCTTTTGTATCGGTATAAACCATCCCGGTATATGTCTGCTTAGTGCTAATCAGTTCTACCCAGAACTGACTGGCGTATACGCTATAGATATTTACACTGAAGCGGGTGTTCTCTGAGTTTTCCGGCATGCCCTTAGTAGCATTAGCGCCCCCTCCGGCTCCAATGGCAGAGCGAATTTCCGTGCAGGTAATATCAAAAATGGAGGACAACTGGGTTGTGCCTGTCGTTGAGCCTTGTCCATAGTCCCCAACCTGCAAAACTCGCCCCGCAGTGGTGTCTGAGCGACTCGCGGTCAAATCAGCCGCAGCCACCGTCCCGCAGCCTATATTTTCCCGCGCCTCTGTCTGGGCATCTGCTCCCTGCCCTGCGATTTCACCCAAGCGCTTATCCTGACGCAGATAAATCGTGTCGGCCTGCGTCACGGTGAGATAGCTCCCGTCCTGAACGGTCAGTGTAATATCGCGGGTATCGGAGACCACCAGGTCAGCCAGAATTTTCAGCGATGCCGCGTAGCCGCTGTCCGGGGCAGGTTTCTCCTGCTCCGCAAAGTTCCCGACCGCGTACAGCGTGCCGTCACTGGCAAAGATGCCGATTTCACGGAGGGTATAGCCGCCGCTGCTGGCCGGGATAATGCACTCGGCTTCGAGCACTGACGCGTCGGTCACGCTGACGCTTAACGAGCTGAGGACATCGCGAAAGGTTTCGTTGGTAAGCGCGGTTTGCGTGGCATCGGGTGTCACCGGCGAGCCCCCACCGTCCCCGACCGCAAAATCGGTCAGGCTGACCGGCGCACCGCTGGCGTGCGCGGCGACTTCCAGCGCCTTCCCGGCATCGGTTATCAATAAATAGTAATCACTCATCGCGTTTTCCTGTGATTCTGATGGTGTGCTGCACGACGCTGGCGCCGCCGCAATAAATAGTCCCGGCGACCGACTGTTCGCCAATCTGGATATCGCTCATCCAGCTGCGGGCGTTCTTCGCATCCGCAACCTGCTGGGTGATGAGCTTTAACTCGTCGGCGGTCACAGCGTAGCCGTTGACCATCACGCGGAAGGTATACGGTTCTCCGACGGGAGAATCCCTGAACCACTCCACCACATCGATGGAGCGGCCCACCGCCTGCAGCGCATGTTTTACCGCACCGACGGTACCGCGTGTTTTGTTCACCTTCGGGGCGTTTTTGATAACGCTGCGCTCTTGCGCTTCCGTCCAGTTCGCATCCCAGTAGGTGATCCCATATTCCCAGGCAAGCCAGGGCAGCAGCTCGGCGGGACACAGCTCTGGATTTTTGACAATGCGGATATCGATGGGCTGGTCGCTCATGTGCCCCATCACCTGCTCGAGCGCCTGTTCACTTTGTGTCGCGTTAGGCGGCAGGAGTGTCCGGTACATCGCTCCCCCTTACGATGGTCAGGTTAATGCCGGCACAGAAGGACACTTCACCCATCCCGACAGGAATAGTGGCGAGCGGCGAATCCAGCGTCACGTCATCCACACCGGGTTGCTTCAGCGCGCGGTAAACGCCAGCCAGCGAAACGCCGGTACCAATCTTGTGAACGCTGTCGGCATAGCGCTGCATGGCGTTTTCGGCCGCCGTCTCGACGGTGTCGGCATCCGGGCCGTCGGCAATGATGAGCGTGGCGGTCACGTCATAGTTAATGACCGTCGGTGCCAGCACGCTGACGTAATCCGTCAGGGGGCGCACGTACTCGTCATTCAGCGCATCACTCACGGTCTGCAGGAGTGCATCCGACGGTGTACCGTCTCCCTCATTGCTCAACGGGTAGACATGAACATGACCGGGTTCGATATCAGCAGATTCAGCGGGACCGTACGCCCGCGCATCCGCCACGCTCCCGTCGGCCGACAGAGTGAAAAACTCGTAAGCCTGAACCGATCCTGCGGTGTTGCGCGCATACCATGACAGGCGAATACGCAGCCGGAATGCGTCATCGCTTTCCATCACCGCCGCAGTTGGCGGAATAGTGCTGTCGTCTCCCGGCGTAATGACCAGGCGGGACACGTCATAATTCACGCCCAGCTGATCCAGGTCGCTGCCTTTGGCATACGCCAGCAGCACGGCCCAGACACCCGAGTTAAAACGCGCGACGTTGACCATTTCGCGGTAAACCAGGATTTCCAGCAGTTTCATCGCCGGGTCGCTTTCGACCAGCGCATTGAATACCGGACTCAGTGCCTGCAACTCTGCCAGCCGCTGCGCCTTCATGACTTTAAAGGTCGGCATTTCCACCGCCTGCGGCGGCGGGAGCTGGCTGAGGTCAATGGTGTTCATAGTTTGATGTTCTCCAGCAAAACCGCGCGCTGATTCTCGGTGTCCGTCGCCCGGATCGTGACAATGATTTGCCCTTCACCGGCTTTCAGCACCTCGATGGTGTTAATCGTGACGCGGGGCTCCCAGCGGGCAATCGCCACGGCTGTCGCCATTACCACGCGAACCGCCGTGACATGATCCGCCGGATGGTCCACCAGCCGGAGTAGATTACTGCCGTAACCCGGCAACATGACGCGGGAGCCCAGCGGTGTGCTCAGAATGTCCTGCACCGACTGACGTATGTGGTCAGTCGCTGAGAGCGGTTTTCCGGTTTCCTGGTTCATTCCCTGCATGGTTCCCCCATAAAAAAACCCGACTCACTGGTCGGGCTCTTCGGACTGCATTGTTTGGTTAGGTGGGCTGGTCGTGCCGCCCCCATCCCCGTTCTCGTTATGTTCGTGGAGATTGTGAGTATCCCGCATCGCCTGCATTGAGCCGGTCTTGTCTTTGACATCACCGGTGACATCCAGATTGCCGTCAATTTCAGTGTCGCCCACGAGCCTGAGTCCACCCGTAGCCGTCACCGTCACTTTCCCGCCGTCCGGCAGCGTGACAGCCATGGCGTGCGCCTGGGTGTCGTACATCACCGTGGCGCCGTCGCTGTATTGCGTGACGTGCTGACCGGATACCGTCGCCGGTGGCGGCCGGTCGTTGGAAAACCCCGCTGGAAAGACCAGGCCACCGTCCGTCTCCCCGCCAGGGCTCAGGACCATCACCGCCGCCCCGACCGCGGGCATGCTCCAGTCATTCACTTCTGAGTCAGAACGCGCGGACCAGTTCAGCCAGTCGCTGACGTGTTCACTGCCGGATACCGGGTCGGTGCCAAACGTCACCCGGCAGCGCGGCGGGTCCGCCTGCACGCTGTGAATATTGCCGTAACGCAGGATTTTCATCAGACGCTGGTAAACGTTCGCAAGGGTATAATCAGCCATTACCGTGCTCACTTAAAAAGGCATTCATTTCGCTGACAGCCTGGTCTGACGTCGCCGCCGTCGGGGCGGGCACCTCAGCCGGGGCATCATCGTCCACCCCGCTCAGGCTCTTACCAAAGTACTGCAGTGATAGGGTGACGTTCTGGTGGCGAAATTCCCCGGCGCCGCGAAACTCATCGACGGCCTGCTCCAGCTGCGTCATGACCCAGAACCCCATCACCAGACCGGAGCCAGTGACCAGCATCATGGGTGTTTTGCTGTTGGCCTGGCGGCGCAGCCATTCGACCGGATCGCTTTGTCCGGCCTGCCAGCTGCCGGTCGACGCCAGCACATCAGAAAGCCCGGTCATGTCCACAAAGTCTGCATACAGTTCGCAGTCAAAGCGCATCGTCGGGGTCTTCTTGCCGGTGTACTGCAGCCGGTCCTGTCGACCGATTCGGCCCTGGGCAGCCCAGGTCCAGGCGTCGCTGATGGTCAGTTTATTGTAGGCCAGCGTGGAGAGCTGGAAGATAAAATCGCCCCACATCAGCAGTGGCGGCAGCGGCGTGCTGAGGGTTTCGAATTGCTGGCTGTATTGCGACTCGAGGATCGCGAGCGGGTCAATAATCATGTCAGTATTCCCGAAATAGCACCTGAAATACGCTGCGGATCCACGCCCATGATTTTGGTCGTTCCCAGCGCGGCGTTGATTTCAAGCAACGACTGAGCGCCATCCACCGATACGCGGTAGTAATTCACCGTCATCGACATTTCCTGCCCGACGTTCAGCTTGCTGTCGCTGCCGTGCTCGTCTGTGCGGATGGAATCAATAAAACCCTCGAGCTCGTCATGAAGGAACACCACGCTTTCACCCACCCGGTAGACCCGCCGCACGGTCAGACGCGCCCGCGCGCCCGCAGTGAGTCCCAGAAACAGAAACGCGGTCGGGTCCATACCCGCGATTTTGTAGTGCGCGGTCATGGGTTTAATACCGCGCGGCACCCCGACTGGCACTGGCATCGCACCGGCTTTATACCGGGCCACGTCAACGCTGATTTCCGGCGGGGTGTAGGCCACGCTGTCAGAGAGCCGGACGCTGTTCAGGAACAGCGAGCAGCCGCGATAAACCGCCATCAGCTCTCCTCCGATTTTGCCAGCAGGGTGTAGTCATCCTTATGGCCAGCGCCCACATCCGGGAACACACCCAGCCAGAACTCTTTGAACACCGGCATATCCGGCTCTTCAAACGGGTCACGCCCGACGGCCAGCAGTTGGGTAAAGGAAACACTCCAGATGGCATGGTCAGCCCCGCCTTCTGAATTTTCCCAGGTCATGGGCTCGGCCGATTCCATTACCGCAGGTGCTGTGCCGGTGCCAAACTGCCGCCCTTCTATCCAGTCAGACATTTTGAGCGCGGCGTTACGAACGCGTGTCTCCGTGCTGCCCCGGAGTGCTTCATCCTCTCCCTCGGCGGCCACAAAATGGCGCAGGATATAGAAATGACAGGTCAGCGCCAGCGTGACATTGCCGCCAATTTCACGCTCTGCTCGCTCCCAGCGGGCCACGTCAAAAAAGACTGCGGGCGTCGGGAAGTCACTGCCAATATCAGGATAAACACCGGTCGTCACTGCCCAGGGAATTTTCGCCAGTTCCGCCACGACGGCATCCTGATAATCATCCAGCCATTCAACGCCGTTCATACGTTACCCGCCACCCTGCCGCGCAGGTCTTTGGTGAAATATTCCATTAGCATCTCGCTGGCATTATCGAAATATCCGCTCTCAATGCTGGCAATCATAGGGTTGTAAACTGCCATCCGGGCTTCTGCTACATGACCGTTCGCCTGTCGTATCCAGATGGATCGTTTACCCCGCACCGTGGCCCCAAAGGAGTTCATGAAATTGGTGGCACTGAGGCGAGGCGACTTTGGTGTGAAGGTGGCGCCACGAGAGCCTTTTGCCGTAATAAACCGGCCTTTCTCATCACGCTGGCGCCGAAGCTTTCGTGGTTGCTTAATGCTCCCTTTCAGCGTGCTGACGGGCATATCATTCAGACCGAACCACACCTTCCCGGTACCGGGCTGATTACCGGAAACTCGCTTTGTGCTCTGCCGAATTCGGCGCTGCACCACATTCCGGTTTTTGGCCCCTGTTTCATTCAGCATCAGTGCGACGGATTGTTTATAGAGTTTGCTGACGGTTTGCTTCAGCGCCTTGTGGAAGGCGGCAACCATCTGGGATTCACTGGCACCCAGCGCAGCTTTTACAGTTTTCAGCGCGCCGGTATCGATATAAAACCCACTCATAACCGTGCTCCTGGGGTATCGAGTCCTGATTTCTGGTATTTCGATAAAAATACCTGGGTGACACCGGATCCATCCGGCTGCAGCGATTTCACGTACCACATCGTCTTGATGATGAGCACCGGGTCCTTTTTCTGGAGGCCGACGATATCCCGGTCGTGAGCGGTGAAAGACGGGTCACTGCCCTGCATCTGCCCACCGTCAGGCATGCCTGTCAGTAAAAAGGGGTTATCAAACACCCCTTTTATCGTCTGCGAACGGGCTTCACCCGGCCACAACTCAACGCAGCCGTCGACATTAAAGGTGGTGATCAGAACATCATCCGCCGCTGCCATCAGCGCGTTGAAGTCACTCATCAGTAGCCCAGGCGCACCGGCGCGTCGCTGTCACCCGTTTCGGCATCCGCCCAGGCGGTACCGGCCACCACATCACTTTCTGTGACGCTCACGTTGCCGCTTTCCGCATCGAAATACAGCTTTTCACCGGCAGACCAGGATTCGGCTTCATCCTTCGCCAGCGCAATCACGCCGGTCATATGCAGCACGCCGTCTTCACCGTCAGCGATATCCGCATGCGCGACACCCAGCATAGCCCCAACAGACACGGGGTCTCCGGATGCCACATCCGCGCCGGTACTGTTGGTCCAGTCCATCGTCTGACCGTCTTCAATATAATTTTTAGCCATTACGTTCTCTCTTAATACAAAAGGCACCTGCAATGAGGTGCCTGGGTTCTCAGGGGAAAGGGATCAGGATGCTGCGCCGGTTGCTTTGAGCATGCCGCGATAATCCATTGGTGCCACACCGGCATCGATGCGCACCTTCATGGTGACGCCATCGACGGTAAAGCCGGAGGTGCTTTCAACGGTTGGCGCTGCATTGCCGTCCAGATACGCCACTTCGATGGTGTCCGCGCCTTTACGTGCTGCCAGGTACCAGGAATGTTCATCGGCCTCATCAAGGCGAGGTTCGGCAATGATTTCCGCCATGTTAAGGACCGGGTTTTTAATGCCAGAGTTGTAAGCTTCACCCGGCACCGAGGTCGAATGAATAATCTGATCGGCATAGGCTTCCTGAAGGGTTGGCACCAGCAGGTACGCCGGGGAAATGTTCAGCGTACGGTCGCCGGATTTCTGGCGCTTCATCATCGAGCGGGCAGATGCCAGGTTATTAATATTCATTTCGCCGGAAATGTAGTTGTTGCGATCGTCGCTGAACAACGGCTCACCGTTAAAGTCGGCGTTCTCCGTCAGGGTCGCGTAGACCAGGTCACCTACTGTCGCTTTTGCCGCGCGCCCCATCGAGGAAGGGATGCGGGTAATGAAGGACATGTCATCATTGATTATGGCCTGGCGGTCAATGCTGAACAGCTCGCCGTAAGTGGCCAGGCGAATAACCGCGCCAGAATCGTTCAGCGTGGCGTATTTGTACTCAGCCCCTGGTCGCACCTGGCGCAGACTCGGAAATGCTTCCAGACCGACACGGTTGCCCGGTTTAAAATCTGGCAGTTCGCCCGAACGAGTCCACTTATCGAAGGTTTCTTCCGCTTCATCCCAGCCGAGCAGGGCTGACTTGCTGGCCGCATCCATCAGAATGTGGGCAAAGTCGCTGCTGCTGTGGGTGAAGGCCATGCCCACAATGCCCATGCGATCCATCCCCGACACGCCGATACTGCGACCGGTCAGAGAGGCGCGCGCCAGCTCCATCAGACTCATGCCATTAAACTGGTTATCGGTCTGGCGTTCACCGAAACCGGCACGCACCATCACCACGTTTCGCACGGAATCACCGATGATGTTGCCGTTACCCGCGTGAACATGAACAAAACCATTCGCACCCGGCGTGGTTCCGTCCGCCAGCTTCGCCAGCAGTTTTTGCTGCGCAGTAGCAGCATCGCAGAACTGATCGGTCAGACAGGATGCCTGCAATTCAGTCACGCCGGGATGGTTCGCGAATGCGGTAAATACGCCAGACACTGCTGCGCGGCGTTCGGTTTCATTCTTCAGGCGGATCTGCTCCATCTGTACGGCCAGCGCCGTCACATCAACAGCGGGTTGAGCAGGCTGCTCAGGTGCCTGATGGGTCGCCACTGGCTGCGGTACTTGCGGCTGGTTTGCGTTGGCGTGAGGGGAAAAAAACTGCTGGGCTGCCTTTGGCATTTTAGAAAACTCCTTCGTTACATTTTCGTTAATACATGCCGCCATCTGCATTTCAGGCAGCAGCACATCAGCAAAACCTTTATCCACCGCTTCCGCGCCGGTCATCCAGGTTTCATTACTCATCAGGGATTCGACGTCCTCGCGGGACAACCCGGTTTTCTGCGTGTAGGCATCAATCATCACCGCAGAGTTTTTATCGAGCAGATCGGCGTAATCACGCAGATCACTGGCATCACCCACCAGCCCGCCATACGGGTTGTGGACCATCATGAAAGCGTTGGAGGGAATATGAACCGTGGCCCCCGGGAGCATGGCAATCACCGAGGCCATGGATGCCGCCAGGCCATCAATGTGAATATTGACGGTCCCGGTCAGACGCTTGAGCGTGTTGTAGATAGCGAATCCGTCCAGCACGCTGCCGCCGGGTGAATGAATACGAATCTCCACCTGCGAGGCATTAAAAAGGCCAGCTTCGCTGACCTCCCGTAAAAATCGACTGGCTGAAATTCCCCAGCCACCTATCTGATCGTAAAGATGGATTTCACCGGCTGAACCGTTGGCAGCCGCCTGAATCTCATACCAGCGATTATCCATCGCCTTTACCTGACCGCTGGCCGTGAGTCCCACCAGCACCTGCTGTTTGCTCATTGGTTGTCGTTCCTTTGTCGTTTGCCGGATCGGTATCAAATACCAGCCCGTGCTGTTGGTTGAATTTCACTTCGCGCTGGCGCTGCAGTTTGGTATTTCGTGGGCTGCCGCCGCGCGCCCTTACCCATTCCGCTTCCGTTGCCGCCCCGCCACGAATCTGTGTTTTCCAGGCTTCGCCCTCTTTCACCGGATCAATCCACGGCATGACCGGTGCCATGTAGGTCGCGTTGTAGAGCGTGGAAAGGTCCAGATCTGAGGGGATCTTGATGCCGCTGATCAGATACATGCGCAGCCATTCGCGGTACATAGGCCGGACGCTCCGGGAGACAAACCAGTCCTGCAACACGGCATAGCCTTCGAAACTTTCCACCAGCTCCTGACGCTGTGAGGAATACGTTCCGTTGTAGTCACGCGAGATTGAGGAATAGCCGGTGCGGGTGCCAGCGGCGGCGGCGCGTAACTGCCCGTTGCGGAACTCCGCCATGTTGGAGTTGGGCCGGTTAGACTCCAGCATCTCCAGCTCTTCGCCGGGGGCCAGATCGTCATAAATCATGCCCGCCGACATATCGAAGTTGCGGTATTTGTTCTCCGGACTTTCCCAGTCGCCGCCCTCTTCGAATACCGAGCTGTCACCACGCTTGATCCAGAAGCCCAGCATCGCCGCAATACGCGCGGCCACGCGCTCTGAATCTTCGTAATCCTTCAAATCGCCCAGGCGCTGGATGACATTGGCGAAGATAGTGACGCCACGCAGCTGGTGCAGACGCTTACGCATCGCCAGATGGAGCATGCTTTCTTTACCAATAACTTTGGTTCGCGTGGTCCCCAGACCGCTCTGCGGATGCGCCAGATAAACGTGGTAAGACATCGGACGGCTCCACGCATTGATATTGATGCCCTGAACGGTCGTCAGCCCGTTGCCTGTACCTGAAAGATTCATCGGTACAAAGTCGGCTTCCAGCATTTCAAAGGCGAACTGCACCGGCGTGGTGTACTCAATGCCTTTGACCGGGCCGCGTACCAGTTGCGTGAACACTTCGCCGTCGCGCAGCGCACTACGCAGCATCAGGCGCTGCGCTTCCGCCAGGCTGAACATCCCGGTAACCTCTGGTGACAGTGCCCACTTATCCCAGGCCGCAGAAAGCTGGGCGGCGAAGTCTTCGTGCACTTCACCCTGCGTGTTCAGGGGATGCGGTTCAATCTGGATCCCGCGCGCACCGACTACCCGCTCTTCCAGCTTATCGAGCATGCCGGATGCCAGGTCGTGGTTATCATCGAGCCACCGCGCCTGTTCTCGCAACGACACGCCAGCAGCAAAAACGGCGGTGTTGGCGCTGTTCCTTTCCTTTTTGGCTGCATGCGTTCGTGAAGGCCGGGCCGCTTCATAAGCCTTAATCTGGTCCTGAGCAGCCATCCTCCGGAGCGCACGCTGTGGTGCAATCACACCCAGAAATTTTGTATAGAGTCCCATTAACGCCCCGTGAAATTGACCAGTGAGAAGGGTTTACCCTTGCCTTTCGACCGGGCATTACGGTACCGGCGGTCCCAGTAATCGAACGCCTTTTTCAGTTCGCTTACATCTTGCCGGGTCAGGTTGCGCCCATTCATGCTCAGGCTTTTGGCCCCGAGCGCGTCGATGTAGGCTTTCTCCGCCCTGTCCCGCATGAGTTTTATTTCAGTGATACGCATGTCAGCTTCCGAATGTTCTGGCTTTCTTCTTGATAGGTGGTGGCGTCGAACGTGGTGTTCTTGCCGGAGGTTGTTCTTCGCCAGCACTGTTCGCTGGCGTATCACTTTGCCCGGCGCTGGTATTGACCGCTTTGTTCAACAGCTGAGGTTTCGCCCAGGCAGGTGGATTGCTCCAGTCCTTGATGCGTTCATAGCCGCGCAGTAGCACCAGCGCATGGCAGTAACACATCAGGTCCAGGGCTTCGTTCGCCCCCTTTCCCGGCTTGCGCCACTTGCCATTAGGATCGCGTTCCTCGTAAGTGAGCTCGTCGTAAAACCACTCTCCGAGCCAGTCAGGGAAATGGATAAAGTTCGGCCCTGGCGTATCGCGCCGAAGTGCATTATGGACCCGGTCTTTGAGCTGGTCGGTCTGGAGGAAATACAGCGGCACATCGCCGCGCGCGCTGGCCTTACGGTCCGAGCGGTTGGTGTTATCCGGATAAGAGCGGGTGATGATTTTCCCGCGCGACGTGCTGTCGCCTTTGAACAGATAGACTCTTTTACGAAGGCCATCCCGCTTGCACTGACGCCAGAATTTGTAGGCGTTGTCCGTGACACCATCTTCACCACCGCTGTCCACGGCCATGCACATTACGGGCATGGTGCGGGTCGGGTCGCTCATCAGCCGGTACTCTTTGTTGAGCACATCGGTCACCAGTAGATCCCAGTCCTCGATGTAGCCACCCGGATCGACGGGCATCGCTTCTCCGTGTACATCACAACGGACGGAGGTTTTGATGTTGTAGCGGTCAATCACCCAGCGCTCACCGTGCTGGCCATAGCCGACGATCTGCACCACAAAACGACGCTTTTTGCCGCCCTGGACATCCACCGCCGCCACCAGAAACCGCACCTCAGGAGGAACAAAACGTTTCTTCATCACCTCGGCGCGCGCCATCAGCTCATCACCCCGGCGCTGGTCCATTGCCGAACGCGGCAGATACGGCTGCCCCCAGTCGGTGTTGATCACCGCTTTCAGGGTTTCCTCACTGCCGGTGGTTTCATAGTCCTGCTCCGCCGTCAGCAGTTTGTAGACCAGCTGCGTCAGCGTCTGGTAAGCCGCTGCGGGGCCTTCCATCCAGAATGATGCAATGCGGGAGCGCCGGGGGTCTCCACCGCGAACACCCTCTTTGCTGATGGTCTCGCCGTCGCGCAGCCAGATACCGCGGCTGTTAAGCGCACGTTTTTGGTCTGCCGTGATTTTCCCGGCACAGTGCGGGCACTCGATATATGCGGACTCGCTCGCCTGCACCGGATCCTCGATGCCCCGGTATCCCGCCACAGCGTCACCGTTTGGTTGAAAATGCTCACCACAATGTGGGCATGGCCAGTACCAGCGACGACGATCGCCGCGGTTATACAACGACATTGCGCCCGTCGCCGGTGGCGCTTCATGCGGTGTTCTGCGCCGCCACTTCACATCAGTTATATCGCGCCCAGGCGAGGTCTCCACCAGCGTCATGCCCGACGACATGAACGTTGTTGTTCGTTTGGATGCGAGCGAATAGCCATCGCCCTCACCGTCAATGTCTTCCGGGAATCGGTCATAATCCGTCAGGGCGACGCATTTAAAATCTGACGATGACATGACATTCACTGAGGGCCAGCCGATTTTCAGGAAGGCACCAGACAGGAAATATTTGTCATGTACGTTGTTATCGTTATTGCGCGGACTCAGGCATTTTTTGACTTCAGGACTACAGCGGAAGGTTCGGGCGAGACGTTTCTTTGAATGCTCCTGGGCCTTATCTTTTGTCATCTGGACCAGCAACATATCTGACGGGTCGCAGACAACGTTATAGACAATCCAGCCATCGATAAGGCCGTTGGTTTTCCCCGTTCGGGCCGGGCCGACAAACACCACTGCATCATATTTGCGTGAGGCAAGGCAGTTCATGGGCTCAATAACGTACGGTGCGACAAGTGGGTCCCATGGCACCGAGTTTCCCCCGGAGGTCGGCACCCGCATAAATTTTTCTACGGCCTCTGCCACCGGCATCCTGCGCGGAGCCTGCAATAGCTGTCCTGTATCCTTTTTCAGCGTGTTGGCTGTCGATACTACCGCCATCATCCCTCCTCCGGAATTTCCTCCTCTGCCTTCTCATCGCTGGTAACTCGCCGGGCAATTTCATCACGCAGGTCGTCGATGATGGCCTGTACACGCGAGACCGTATCCGGTGTCAGACCACAATCGCGCTCCAGGATATCGGGCAAGGTTTCCAGCACCTGAACCATCGCCTTCGCCATACTGGCAAATTCGCGAGCGACTTCTGAGGCAGGAATAAGCTCGCCCACTTCCTGCTCAAATTTGAGTCGTTCACGTTCCGACTGATACCACGCCTTACGATCCTGAGGCTCCATTTCACCCTCGGCGATAGGCGCGGGCATTTTCATCAACTCCGCCAGGATATCCGTGATGCCATAGAGCTTCAGGTTGCTTTCATGCCCCCCGGAGGTACTGACATTTTTCAGGCGAGCGGCCACGGTCTGGCGATGCACACCCGACAACGCTGCAAGCTGACTGACATTCAGTTTCAGCCCCTTCAATTCATTGTCCATTGCCTGCTCCAGTGATGAACAAAAAACATGCAGATTCGACACTGCCGATTTTTTTAATGTGAAATATTAATAAGTTGAGGTGGTGGTGATGGTGAAACAAAAACCAAAAAACTCTCTTTTCCCGCGAGTTAGCGCCCCCGTGGATGTTCCCCCCCGCCGGGAGTACCTTTGAAAATTCATGTGGGGATCGCCATTGCGCCCCTGTGCAGGCGCCAGGCCTGCCGCCTCTCTCGCAGCAGAGCGTTGTTCCAGGGTCGCTCGACCGACAGGCCGTCCTGATGGTCAACCAGCGACCAGCAGGGATAGACCACCATGCCGCCCCAGGCGTCACCGACCGCATAGTCAGCCGCCTTGTAGCTCTCCCACTGCTTCAGTACTTTAGGAAGGTGAGCTGGCGGCACGCTGTAACACACGCCATGAATCAGGCGCGGTAGCGTGATGTAATCGCCATGGATTTTGTCAGCCGCGATAAGTTTTTCTGCGACCTTAGGCTGGTACTGCGGCGGGCGCCCGGTACCGAGATAAAAGCTCACCAGCGAATCAGGGAAGCGCTCAAGCCAGGGAACGACCAGTTGTTCGAACCCGTCCACCGGCAGCGCGTCATCCTCGAGCACAACCACACGTTCATTCTGCTCAGCTGCCCAGGCCATCGCCCTGCGGTGATTCCAGTTCGCTCCGTGACTGTCATCATCCAGCAGTAGATGGGCGTTAAGTCGCCATGCCAGCGCTTCTGCCTGTTCGCGCCTGGCATGGTGGCCCACCACAACGAACTTTACTTGTGAAGCCACCATGCCAGCTCCTTACCAATGCCGTTGGACTTAAACACCGTGTGTACCTGCGGCCCGGTGACCACGCGGTCACCGAATGACTTTGCCACGATGCCGAAGGCGAGCATGTCACCGACGGCTGCGGCGTTGTGCTCCATCGCCCAGAAGCGGTAGCTCTCGATGCGGTAATACAGCCGGACGATGCCGTGGGCAAAAGCCATTACATCCTCACGGCTGCCGCCCAGCAGGCCAGCGTTCAGCATGACCTCGTGGCCATGTGCCGCGATGAACTCCTGATACTGTTTTTCCGGGTGCGACTTGCGTGCCCACTCATCGGCGTAAAGCGTCGGCTCTGAACCGACATACACTCTGCCCGACTCCATCACCTGCCACGGCTGGTGGAGCATTTCAACGTCTGTGCCGTCAGTACACCAGACGTGGGTATATTCGGGATGGTCGCGCAGGAAGTGCCAGATATGGAGCCAGCGCCGAAAATAGACATTCATCGCAACGTCCGGCACGCCCACCAGCTGAGCGCCGGTCGGGGCTTGTTTCAGCTCGTCAGCCAGTACAACTGCATCCGCACCGCGAACCGAACCCGCCCAGGACGTCAGCAACGAAGCATCAGCTTTCATTCTGATACCCCGCTGCGGGTCCGGACGGCTGGTCAGCAGCGTGGTCAGCACCAGATTCTTTCGTGGCCGGTAATCAGCAAATCCGGTGTAACCCGATTCACGTCGGCCGTTGTAAATCCCCGCGTTGCGCTTTACCAGCTGAATACGATCGGGCTGAGGTACGGAGCGCTCAATCGCTTCGTGTTCATCAAGGGAGTAAATCAGGCTCTCAGAGCCGGTGACGTCGGCAAAGGCCCACGTCGTCAGCCCGGCATTGTGAATACGTAATGCTAAATCGCCGTGTTCATACATGCCCCGACCGTAAATCGGGTCAAAGCCGCCCACCTTCTCAATCACACTGCGGTGGTAATACAGCATGACGCCGCGCTGACCGGTGTAAGCAACATGCCGCTCATCCCGGTACAGTACGGTTAAATCTTTGAGCTTTTTTGGCCCGGCCAGGTCGAGAAACTGATAGGCCAGATGGGGTTCAGGAGATTCAATGTACGGCTTGTGCCAGTCATTGGTCACTGGCCACGCGTCATCGTCCCATAGAAAGAGATGTTCACAACCGGCATCCATCAACGCCTTCAGGCTGGCGTTCTTCGTTGCCACAATGCCCAGCGACTGCTCATGACGTATCAGCTGCACGCCATCCAGAACGGTTGCCGCTTGTTTTGAACCATCATCGATAACCACCACCAGCGCACCGGTGGGCAGATATTTCAAATGCTGCTCAAGCGTGCTTTTCAAGACCTTCGCGCGGTTGTGGGTTGAAATGGCGATGCCGATCCTGCCGGATGGACCACGTGCAGGGACATACGGAATCCCATTAATTGTGACTTCCATAATTTCAGTCCAATATTTATTATTGCACACACGAATACACACAGAACCTTGTCGCGTGTGTATTCGTGTGTATAATTAGTTTCAGGCCAGGAGGAAAAATGAAATCGACTGACCTGATAAAGGAATTGATAGCCGCCGGATGCGAGCTGAAGAGGCAAGGGAAAGGCAGTCACCAGATATGGTGGTCGCCGATAACCGGGAAGACTTTTCCGGTCCCACACCCCAAAGGCAACCTTCCGATCGGCACCATCAAATCCATCAAGAAAACGGCGGGGATCTAATCCCCGCCACCTTTGGAGGTTGCTATGTTCTTTTCAGTGGGCGTCGAGACGCCGAAAGATGAAAACACCGCCTACGGTATGATTGTTCCTGCGTTTTCAGCTTACGATTACGGCTGCTTCTCCGCCGCTGATACTCAGGACCAGATCGCGCCAATGGTGAAAGAGGCCATCATGATGGTGGTTGAGGATTTGGTCCAGGAAGGCAAGGCCTCGCCAGATAGCATCAAAGATGCGGGCTATATGGTTTATGCCGCTGACCCTGAATATAAAGACTTCGACAGCTGGGTCATGATCGATGTTGATTTGTCAGAGTTCGAGGGTAAACCGCAGCGCATCAACATTTCACTGCCAGACACACTGATTAAACGCATCGATAATGCCGTTAAAGGTAACGACACCTATCGTGACCGTAGTCATTTTCTGGCAGAAGCAGCTCGTCACGAACTCAACAACTAAATAGCTGCGTCTAATACCGCTACACTTTTGCCAGACCATGCTTTCTTCCGGGGAACGGGCTGGCGGTTTCCATAAAATGACGAACTTTTCTCAGTAGTTGCCACATTGAACGACACTGATGATTGCGCGTTATTGTGTCGTGAAGCGCCTGCCACAGTCGCTCTACGTGGTTCACCCACGGCGAGTAAACCGGCTGGTAAATTACGCTGAACTTCGGGTTCTCTTTCAGCCAGCGCTGCGTTTCCTGGCTTTTGTGAATGATGTAGTTATCCACGATAAGCGTGACGGTTTTTGCCCGTAGGTATGTGGCTTTCAGGTGTTTCAGCAGGGCGATGAACAGCACCGAACTCTTGCTGTTGCCCCCAACGTAGCTGACTTTTCCGGTACCGCTGTGCAGCGCCCCGGCCAGGTAGTATTTTTCATTCTGTCCCGGTGTTACCACGCGCTTTTGTTGCCCACGAAGTTGCCAGTCTGCCCCGATTTTGGGATTGAGGTGGATATCCACTTCATCTTCATAAAAGACCGGATGCTCTGCGCTGCATTTTTCCAGTGCCTTATGGATTGCCGCCATCTTCTCCTCTTTATGTGGGTCACGGATGTGCAGGGTCGGGGCCGCCCTGCGCCACACAAGCCCGGCAGAGGGCAGCCAGCGACGAACGGTTCCGGCATGCAACTGACATCCGGTTATCTCATTGATTTTTATTGCCAACAGTTCGGTACTCCAGCGTGAACGCTGATAGCCAAAATCACCGGGAGTGCGTTTTACCAGTTCACGTAACAGTGCGCAGATATGCTCATAAGGCCAGCGGCGAGAGCGCCCTGCGGGCAAGGACTTCAGACCTTCAACACCCGACAGCGTAAACCAGTTAATCCAGCGACCGACAGATGAACGGGCACAGCAGAGTGTTCTGGCGACATCGCTGACACGGTCTCCCCGGTGTAACATCAGCATGGCGGTCAGTCTGCGGGCATGGTTCTTGTCACGCGTTTTATGGATGGTTTTCTGCATCAGGCGTCGTTCGATACGGGGTATGGGTGCTATGATCGGCATCGCTCAGTCCGGTTGGTGATGTGGGATATTTGGCGATTGATCAGATCGCACAATCCGGGCTGAGTTCCCTTTAAGTGATCTACTATTCCGCGCAGCTATTTAGTGAATATCAAAGGCTTCAACATGGAGCCTTCACTTTAGCTTGAGCGAATTACCCGGTGGCGAGATTCAATGGCAAGGGCATAAGACAATGCTTCGGCTAGATACTCTCGTGGCAGATCAGGAAGTCGAAATTCCCAATATGCCCTGGACCTTACAAAGTCCATTTCTCCTGACAATTGCATACCAACAACTTTTGTCAGTTCACTTATCATTTCAGCCTTTTCTTTGGCCTCTTCACGGGAGAGCTTAACCATGAGTAAATCCAATATTGATAGGTTTGATGAGATTGCAGGCAGAGTTTTTGCTGACTTATACGACTCCTTCCCTCTCCCCATACATTTAAAGACGGAAGACTATCTGCAAAAAGACACAATCCCTTCAGAAGACCCTATAGATGGGACAATGCGATATAGCATTGAAGAAGAAATTATTGAAGCCACGATTAAGTGGCTAAATAACGCTGAGTTCCTTTGCTATGGGGCAGAAAGAGACCATGTTTTTGTCAATGTGACACTTACTCCAAAAGGATTGGAATCGCTGAAATTGATGCCTGATAGTGTAAAAGGGCCAACTGGCTCTCAACTTTCGGACGCTGTAAAAACTGGCGGCATTGAGACGATAAAAATGTTAGCAAACCATGCAATCGGAATCGGCGCTCGTATCACAGCACAAAAATTTGGGTTTCATGTTTGAGGCTGCACAAACATTGCCACCAATGATTATTACTTTTAACTCAGGGACTACGGTTACTTCTGTCATAGCGTATTGCCTTACTTTGAGATGAGCCTTTGCCGCAATAGAAATCAGCCCATCGAAGGCTCGCCAGCACTAAACTGACTTCTTCAAAGGCTCATTTCAAAGGATCTGGGTTCGATGTGGTTGTTCGCGCATTGCGGTGCGCTGACATGAAAAAGCCCAGCGCAATAGCGCAGGGCTTGAGGCTTTATTTCTGGTTAGTTGGTAACAGAGTTGTCGATCGTCGCAATGTCATTGCCCTGCTGATCTTTAATGATATTCAGGGGAACATCATCAGCTTTACGGGTTGCCAGGACGTTGATGTCTTTTGCATCATCACAGTCAAAGTTACCCTGCAACGATAAGGTAATTGGCTCCAGGCTATCATCTACTGAAAAAGGAATGTGCACTACACTGCCATCCTTGCTGATCTTTTTTACATCGACGGCACCTGTGTCCTGATCTTTTTCCAAGTTGAAAACAGTACCATTCCGTGTGTCCGTATCAACAATTTCACCAGCACCAGTGTATTTATCACTTGCGATAACTATACCATCAATATCTGCACCTGCAGATGTACTCCCAGACTCGTTGCTAGTATCCACGATCTTAATAAATTTATAGGTCCCCGCACCTAAGGAATCAATATCGAAACCATGGACAGTACCAGTGGAATTATTAGCAGAATACGCGACTTCCATCTTTGTCCAATTAATATTATCGTCAGATACGTATACATCAAATGCACTATAGGCAACAGACTCGTACACATAAAAATCAGAAGCAGAAGTTTTGTCACCGGATACAGACATTGGTGAAGTTGTCAGGACAATATCGCCACTGCGCCCTAATGATAACGATTGGTTATTCGGCTCTCCTAACGCATATTCAGCCGTATTATGAGGTGGAGTTACTCCAGGTCCTTGCGAGTAACTAACAACAGATGTTGCCGAGCCAACACCTGTTGCAGGAATATCTGGGTAACCAGCGTAAACCTGTGCGAAGGTTGAGGCGGAAAGTGTTGCCATAGCAAGACCTATGGCTGCTTTTAGAATATTATTCATATCAATACCTTTTTTCATGGTGAACCATGATTTAATTGTGACCATTCGAGATAACAAATAAAAAAGCCCACCAATGTGGGCTATAGATTTCTTATTTATTAGTTCGTAATTGAGTTATCAATCGTCGCAATATCATTACCCTGCTGATCTTTAATAATGTTCACTGGAACATCGTCAGATTTACGGGTAGCAAGCACGTTGATGTCTTTAGCATCATCGCAATCAAAGTTGCCTTGTACTGACAAAGCGATTGGATCCAGGCTGTCATCTTCTGAGAACATGATATGTTCGACACTGCCATCTTTGCTAATTGTCTTAACATCAACTGCTCCAGTCGCTTTATCCTTTTCAAGGTTAAATACCATGCCATTACGAGAGTCTGTATCAACAATTGTACCACCGCCGGTATATTGACCACTTGTGGTTAAGACGGCATCGATATCAGACCCAGCAGTATTCGTAAATGTTGAATTACTGGTATCTACAATCTTCACATATTTATAATTTGTAGTCGGCGAAATAGCATCAATGTCGTATCCAACGACTGAGCCGCGCCCTTTTGAGCCACCAGACTCATCCGTAGTGTCTGAGAAGGATGGTGTAGCTTTTACCCAGTTGATCATGTCATTGGACACATACGCATCCCAAGGTTCATAAGTATTGACTTCATAAACATAGAAGTCTGACTCCGATGTGCCTGATGGCTTAATTTCAAATGGGGTGAACGCAAGCACCAAACTGCCACCCTGGCCGAGAGCAAAACTATTACCCTCGGTATAGTAGTTAGGTTGCCCCAATGTGTCTTCAGTATGTTGATAATCTTCGCCGACTCCTGGGCCTGGTTGATAATCCATAACCTGAGTTGCATACCCAACAGTCGTGCCGGGAATATCGGGATATCCTTCATAGGATTGGGCAAAGCTAGAAGCTGACAGAGAAACAAGTGCAATACCGATGGCTGCTTTAAGTACGTTTTTCATACAATTACCTTTTATTGAGATGACGAACGAATCTGAGGACTTCATTTGGTGAGAGTGACTCAGATATGAAAAAGCCCCGGCGAATGCCGAGGCTTGATTTGTGAGCCGAATAACTCATTTATTCGGCTCATTGAATGAGCCGTTAAGGCTGAGTTAATTCTTTTACTTCATCAACTGTCTGTCGAAACCGTTCTGTTTCCAGCTCAACGCCAATCGCTTTACGACCTAACCGCAATGCCGCTTTCAGCGTCGAGCCTGACCCCATAAAGAAATCCGCAACCACATCACCCAGTCTGCTGCTGGCGCTTATGATTTGCTCCAGCATGTCAGCAGGCTTTTCGCATGGGTGTTTGCCTGGATAAAACTGAACAGGCTTATGCGTCCAGACATCGGTATAAGGCACTTCAACATTCACCGCAAAATAGCGGCGCAGGGATTTGTATTCCTGTATCAATTCACCATACGTCAGGTTCAGAACGTGGTATTTCTCCACCAGCTGGTGGTGTGGTTTATCAAGCAGCTGCTGCGCGTGCTTTTCGCTGGCGATGCGGTCAAAAAGCTTTTGCAGCTTGAGGTAGTCACTCTCGTTCGGCAGTTGCCATTGGTTACCGCTAAACCAGTGAGAGACCATATTCTTTTTGCCGGTGGCTGCGACTATGTCTCTGGCCGTGACACCCAGGGCATCACGCGCATTGCGGAAATAGTCAATTAGCGGGCCCAGTGTGTGCTGTTTCAGGTCGCGGCACTTCTCCGCATATCCGTCGCTCTTTGGCTTGTACGGGCCTTGATAGTGCTCTGCAAACAGGATGCGCTCAGTCGCTGGGAAATAGGCGCGCAGGCTTTCTTTATTGCACCCGTTCCATCGACCGGAAGGTTTAGCCCAGATGATATGGTTCAGAATGTTGAACCGTTCACGCATCATGAGCTCGATGTCAGATGCCAGCCGGTGACCGCTAAACAGGTAGATGCTGCCGGTGGATTTCAGTACTCGCCAGAACTCAGCAAGGCATCCATCCAGCCAGCGTAAATAATCCTCGTCCCCATTCCACTGGTTGTCCCAACCGTTCGGTTTCACCTTGAAGTAAGGCGGGTCCGTCACGATCAGGTCAATGGAGTCATCAGGGAGAGTGGCAAGGTATTGCAGGCAGTCAGCATTGATTAGCTCAATACTGTTTATTTTTACAGTGTTTTTCATAGATCAGTAAGCGAGACTAAGTTAGACTCACCCTGCTTTAGCGCTAAAGCGGTGGGCCTTGGTTCGCTTGTGACCACAATGCATGAGCGAATGGCTGGTGGAGTGCTTCAACACCCACCAGCCGCCCATTCTTCACAGCAATTATCTCCGCCCGTTAAGCGCGGAAGCGTATGTAACATCCAAATCGATAATCAGATAACCCTGCCATCACCAACTGCGTCAGTATTAACTGGCAGCGTTCGCGCGTGAGGTGTGTATTCTGTGCAATCTCGCCAACTGTCGCCGGTTCAGTACTCAGTTCTTCAAAAACGGCCTTTGCCGCTTCTGTCATATCCTGCTGTTTTAACATGGTTAATGTCCGTTTCGTTATGTGATGACATACAGATAACTCTGGTTCGGAACGGCAGCAAGATGAAACTGGGGATTGGCGACTGACAGCGCGGCTATTGCGCTGGTATGAATTTTAGGAAATAAAAAACCCTGCTTACGCAAGGTTCTGATATCGGTTCATGCAATAGGATTATGGTTATGGCTTCGGTTCTTCAATAGGTCCACTGAGAACCTCAACTTCACCGGTATTGCAAAGGTCATGGCCTCGGGTGACATACCAGACCCCAATGATTGCTTCCCCTGAAATGAAATCGTAGCCCTCTTCAGGGACGTAGTAGGCAATCTGCCTTCCACCGTTGTACTGAATCCAGTAGTAACCTTCTCTCATAGCCACCTCTCATGATGTTAAGAGAAGTATAATCCGGGGGAGCGATTCTGGCTGTTATAAGTAGGATTGCTACTTTGGGCTTGCGTAGCAGACACCCTGAAAACACAAAACCCCGCCGAGGCGAGGTTTAAATTTTCGTAACGTTATGAGCATAGATTCCCATCGTTGGGATGAGACTAGCCAATATCCGCCATCTTTGCAACAACAGCATAGGGTTAAAACTGTCTGTCAAGATCGCCTAGTTTACACCGGTATAACCAAGGCTTAATCAGCCCTGCGGATGTTAAGCTCATACACCACACATGGCACATCGTAATGCTGCTCTACTGCTTTGTAAGTCATGCCTAACCGTTGCATCACTCGATGCGAGGGGGTGTTTTCGGGATCGGCAACTGCAACTAAATAAGTAGTACCTACCCGTTCCGCCGCGAAATAAATAATCGCTTTAGCTGCCTCCGTCGCATAACCTTTGCCATTATGTTCCGGGACAAGACGCCAGCCAATCTCTAATGGTGCACCATCCACGTTTGCCAGATGTTGGAGGCAAGCTGCGCCAACGATGACGCCAGAAGACTTCTCTTTGATAGCCCACCACGAAAATTGGTATTTATCCCAACGAGCCTGGACACGCCTGATACCTTCCCAAGTTTCTTCAGACGTTTTGACAATACCCTTGGTGATATAACGCATCACACTGGGGTCGCTATCCATTACCCTCAAGCCTTCGAAATGAGAGTCATTATAGGGTTCGAGCTTTAAACGGGCTGTTTCTAAATCCATCTGACACTCCTTTAACTTGAAGGTATTACTTTCGGTGAAATGCTCATCAAAAATCAACAAAGCATCATGTAAACAACCTTCATTTTCGGCACAAAGGAGATGTTTGGTTGATTCCGGTCCGCTGCGAGCGAAAAGCGGAAGTTCATCCTTATCGGATCAAAAAGCTCACTTTGAGAGATCCAGTACGAACACATCTATCTGATTATGCAGCTCAGCGGGGAGTTTTTTAATAATGGCCAGCCTAAGTTCCTCTGCACTTTTCAATTCATGTTTATATGTATTTGCGACCTTCTCATGTTGCCCAAACCACAACGCAATATAGATACCCTGCATGCCCGCATCGGGTGTTAAAGAATAAAGTTCATACAGTTGCTCATAGGGTGCCGTATAGATCGCCTTATGCCACTGGCCTTTCACTTCAATCATCAGCAGCAGACGTCTATCGCGGTGTGCTTTTGAGGCAGAGATGTCCGCGCGTTTTTCATTGTTTACCTCATGCTCTTTAACAACAGTAATACCCTGGGGTCGAAGCACAATGCGGAGCCATTCTGCAATGATATCTCTCGACGATTCCTCGTCAAGCCGATTCCCGTTGGGATTAAACTGCCTGATAGTGTTGAACTCTCCCTTGTTGATATGCTGTTGATACACCTCCAGTTGATACAAAACGCTTTCCCTCAGTCCTTCAACAGTTACTACTCCATCGTGATTAAGTACTTCTGTGACATCGTGGGCGCATGGCGGCGAGTAGTCCCTGAACAACCTTTCTCGTTGAAGTGTTACCAGCGCGCTTTTAAGCTCTGAATGAAGAGGTTGCAATAAAGGCATTTCCAGAAGCCGCTTAATAACCGGAATTCCCTTGGAAGGCTCGGTAGTGCCCATCCTTTCAACGATCACATACATAATATCCCACGCATCTTCGTCTTCGTTGCGTTGGTTCTGTGACAGGAGGGAACTCCGCATAACAGGCCATTGCCCGATGAAACTTTCAAGAATCGAACCTAGCTTTTCCGCACTTAGTGAAGGCCAGTGCTGTGTGTCTTCACGATTTATCCCTCTTGAAAGCGAGTTAAACCTGAGCAGATTGCGTTTGTCGGCGATAATTCTTTGCCAGTAATCTGCGGGGAACTCCGGCAAAAAATATAAGGCGCGAATTAACCAGAAGAGACGTAATTCCTCTTGCTTGTCGTCACCAATGTTGTCTGTATGCGAGGACTGGAGCTCCTCACAACGCTTGGTAATCACATGGCACAGTTCAGTTGGAGAGGCTTCCCTGCAAGCAAGCTTAAAAAGAGTTCTGGCGGTGTTGAGGGGGAGTGTCCCATATTGGCCCAGCCATTCGATAGCTAACTGCCCGCGGATTGAATCAAACACTGAAGGCTGCATGATTAGTTCCAGCGGGGGATGAGGATATTCAAGCTGAGGCTCAAGATAGTCTCGGAGAAAAATTTCTGTCCCCTTCCCTGCGGGAAACAATAATTGGTCCACATTCTCCATCATCGCGTTATGTGTTAACCGAGCCCCTTCGCTATTACCATGATTGGTCTCAGTCCTAAGAATGCTAAGCACCGATTTATCAAGAGATGCAAGTGTGCCATGATCTTCAAAAAGAAGCATACACGCTGCATAAAAGATATACCTCATGCCATATGTTTCCCCTTCAGTTTTGAGACGGGTAAGCTCACGAAGGTCGGGTATATGTGGCGATATATGTTGTAAGCAATTAATTAAAGATTGTTCAACTAAGTTTCTGTCACCAAAATTTGAGGCGAGATTATCTGGTTGTGACAACATTGTCCTTGCAAAGGAGTCCAAAACTCCCCATTGCATACCCTGCGAAATCTCATCGCGATGTGAATCAATCCATTGAAGATTCATTGCCCGCTTTGCTTCCCGACGCAGTTTCATTCTGCGAGACATACGCGCGAGTTTCTGATCCGGTCGGCCCAGTGACTTCATACCTCGTTCCGCGCTAACCCATGCCTGCATAAAACGAGGATTACTTAAAGCATGGCGGCGACATATCTGCCTCAGTGGGTTGATTTTCCTCTCAGTTATCTGACGGTTTCGGAAATGATGAGGGAAAAGTAAACGCCATAGCGCAACATTTTCTTCCTCAAAAGCCATGTTTAGCAGATATTCCTGATCGCCGTCTTTGAAACAAAGACCAGCATGAGCGTGGTAGGGATATCGGAAGTGGTTATCCAGAGCTTCTCTAAGGGCATGAGCATCAAAGTTATTGGACAATACGTGTCGGTAAACCCCCCGACGCAAAGTAGCATCCTGCTGAAGGACCTTAACTGTTGCACTTCTGTCTGCCGAAATTGTTTCATGAAAATTTAGGTATTCAACCCATCTCCATATGCTGACCGGATCCAACGGAAGCGCAGCATTAACGACGTAGTTGTCCAGCAATTTACCAATGATTTTGCTGATGCCGTTGCGGCAATAACATTCAAAGCTCTTTTTTTTACATTCACACGTCAGCCCATCAGAAAGTATATTCAGCAAAGGTTCAACGCAGGTGATGGGAAGTTTGGAGATGAATACACTGACAAAGTAATGGTCGGTTGAGATGTTGCCATTTTCATTTGTCGGATTTAAATACAGCCCGCAACAGGTACGTAGGAAAGTGGACAATTCAGTGATCGCAAACGAATCAGGCCCCCTAACACTGTAAATTTCGGATGCGACCCGCAAAGAATCAGATGTGGCTTCCCCAAGTAATCGCGCTAGTTCCAGCCTGAAATCGTAATGTTTAAGTCCAAGCAGACATCCAGAGGCCAGAAACCGTGTGTGTAGGTCGAGTAGATGATCGCATACCAATGAAGATAGCGTGGACGATAATGCATGAGCGTCCTCAACACCTTGGAGAAGCTCCAAAAGCAGACCGCTAAGATGGCCTTCACCTTGAGGAGTTAATAGCGGTCTGATGGTTTCAATGACTTCCGGTGTGAAAAATCCAGTAACGCTAAAGCGACGCCAGGCGTCATTGCGACGGAAAAAGGGATCCTCTCTTTCAAGTTTCTGAAGTTGCGCGATCAGAAAAAGTCTTGAGCTAACTGTAAGCTGTGAGGGATCACCATTGGCTAGCACGGCGTAGGGATCGAGTTGAATGATGTTCTGCTGCATAGTGCTGTCGCCACATGCCGCCATCCAACCCAGTAACCCTCTGAGTTCGTCCCTCACGTAGTGACCAGGCGCAATCAAGCTCAGGCACTTGCGAAGCGTCAATGGATCGGCAGAGTTTCCGATTCGTTTTGTGAGATAAACAGCTGCTGAATATTCAGCAATAATTTTATGCACCGGACGATGCTGATCTGTCTGATAACCAGGCCTGAAAAGCCTACTGGCTAATATTCCTTTCGGTGATGGGATAGATGCAGCCAGCGAATAGATGAAGGGATAAACTCGGGTTTCAGCTGGTTCGCTTGTCGCAACCCCTTCCGAGCCCGACAACAGTAGTTTTGTGAAGATCTCAGCACTGATATTTATCTTTTGCTCAACCGACAAGGGAGCATCATGAATAGCAATATCGCGATTCTCTTCACGAGCCTGATACCTGACGGACTGAGCAAATAACGCCTCCCGGCTCGAAAAACGTCCATTACTCTCCGAATAGGCTGCTGCTAGCAGATGAAGAAACTGAGGGTTTGACAGCAGGACATCGACTCCGAAACGTTTAGCTTCTCTCACAAAGCTATCGAAGTCCTCATTTGGATGCAGATAGCTGAAAAGTGTCCGCAGCTCATCTTGACTGAATTCACAAAGATACACCACGAGCGGATCGACGTTGAAGATTTTACGGAACTGAGATGTCGATGAATGACTCCATTCACTTGATCGACTAGATACAATAAGGTGTGTTGGTTTTGCTTTCAAAGCCAGCGCCAAAAGTTGATGAATTCCGGCTTTATCTATCTTGGCCAGTTCATCAAATCCGTCGATCACCAGTGGACGGCCACATTCATTGTCAGCTCGATATTGAAACGAATTAGCCTCAATCGACTGAGTCGAAAGCCTTTGTGCAAGGCTATGCATTAGCTCGGTTTTACCGGCGCCGGGCTCCGCAAGTATGATGAGATACGGTGATGCCTGCAGTAGCTCATCTTCAGTATACTTTTTACCGCTGACAGGATTTGCGGTAAGAATGCGAGGCAAGTAAAAATGCGTTTCTTTAGACACGGATTGAACATTCCCTCAAAGGATGTGCATCAATAATCAGATATTACAACGGCCAATAAAATTTATGAATGGTCAAAATCCCCTGATTTTCAGAAAGCCCAGCTCAGCACAATTTATTCGGTCTCAACAAGTTGCATCAAACCATTATATTTTTCAGTTACTCACTAACTAACACAATTCGATTACCGCAACGTCCGCTTCTGGCACAAAGCGGCCTTCTCCAGAATAGAGAAGCGCCTGCCTTGAGCTGGAAACACATTACCGAGTGATGCTCTTCAACACATTCTCGGCGTAGGACTCTTCCATGTGGCAGTGTTCAACCAGCCTTTCATAAAACAATTTGAAGTTGCGACGCCAAGTCGTTTCCGTCACACCCAGCGCTTTGAATATCTCAGTATCCTTTAACCTCGGGTAGCCTCTGCCCTTGCAGCGCGGGCATGCTTTATACACTGGCAGACCTTGCAGCTCGGTTTTCTTCTTATCGACCACTTCTCCACGGCCACGACAGCGACACGCATTTTTGAGATGGCCTTTGCCATTACATGGCTTGCAAATCACCCTGACGATCTCCCTTCCCTGCTCTTGTGGCATCCAGGTATCACGAATGCGACAGGACTTCATTGTGAAAACCTCAGCATCGATAAAACCGCTTCCGATGCAGCTGCTGCACTGAAGCTGGCTGGCCGCACTCAGGGAGTAATCACGGAATACATAACCTGCAAGGATACGAAGAAAATTATGCTTCTGTTGATTATCCATTCTTTTCAGCGTTGCGTGACGACCTGAACGTGAAAGAGCTATCTGCTCGATATAGGCAATAATGTCAGCGGGGTTCAGAACGCCAGCTTTGGCAAGGTAGAGTTCAATCCCCACACCTGCTTTCGCATTTGCTAAACCGAGTGCAGCCATAATATCAGTAATGGTCAAAGTATCAGCGGTAATGCCGCATGGTACTGCGCCTGGCATCATCGATTTGGGTGAAAAGTATTGCGGTAACGATTCAAGATTCATTTTGCGTCCTCGATGATAATTTGCCCGGCTTCACCCCATACCTTTGATGTCCGGACATCCCAGATGTGGGAGTCATCGTCAAACAGGGCATCCAGTAGCGATTTAGTCAGATTGTCGATATCGGGTTTCTGCTGGTGTGGCTGGCCGTCCATCTGGTTGCGCTTCTTCTGGCTCCAGCTTTTCGGCATAGGGATGATGAAAATGATGTGCACGTTGGCAGGAGCGATCTGGATATCGTGCAGGCGCACTTCGTCGCAGAACGCGCGGTAGCGCATCACCGGCGGGCGCTGCTTCCACTTATCGCGGACCGTCATGCGGGGTTTCCCGATCGGGGTTATCTGGTAGCGGTTACGCATAGAAGACCCCCAGTTCAATGAGAGTCTGCGTCAGAAGTTCATCTTCGGTACCGAATTTGTCTTCCCAGGTTCTGCGCCCTGCATGTACCGCAACGCCATGACCACCAGTACGGTGATGGGCATGACAAAGTGGGATCACACTGTGGTGACTGGCACGACCGGAAACACCGGTACCAGCGCTACAATGGTGGATTTCAGCGGGTGTATCGCCGTAGTGAAGATTCCGGCAAACAATGCAGCCGAGCTCAGCTACACGAGCAAGATGGAGCTTTTCCGCTTTGGTTTTGCATTTGGTTTTACTCATGCCGGGCCACCAGCATAAGCATATACACCGCTCAGGGGTGAACGGTGCGAAGGTCTTAAAGCATGTGTGTACGCCATCATAATTGACTCTGTTGGCGCAGCGATTACTCAGAAGGAGGGTTCAGCTCCTGGGACTTATTATAACTGTGTTTCTCGTCTTTTAAACCCACCATGGTTCGCATCCTTTCATATTGATCCACAGAGGTTACAAACTCGCCCTTTTTCAGACTGAAACCTCCCTCGACAGTCAACCGGTTGATACTCAATAGAATATCCCCTTTAAAACTACAGATGCCGGGAATCAGTCTTTCCGGGACGTATATAGCGACCATTTTCTCTTTGATAAACATAAGATGTTCCAAATGAAAATTCATAACCCGCGTATGGCGCCATCTTCCCGGTCGATCCGAACGCGCGAAATTCCATTTAAGATGCATTTTTTGTCGTTGTCTGATTTGCGGTACAGATTAAACGCCATCAAACCGAGCGACAGACGAAGACTAATAGGTTCATTAACCCATAAGCCTGCAATCAACAAAGCTAACCTGAGGATTACACCAGCCGAAATTCGTCATCAAACTCTTGTTTCCTGTTGAGCATTGAGCTGTAGGAGACGATGTATGTGATGGCATCGGATAAGCATGTTGGCTTGTCGAACTCTAGCCAGAAGCAATCGTTGTATGTCCGACCGAGCCAAAAGCCACCGCCATAGGCCTTAGCCCGCTGGAAGATAACCCATTCCCCTTCCTGCATCCGGGCAAGCGTATCGCCCCGATAGACAATTGTGTAATTACTGTCTTTGCCACCCATAACCTCCCCCTCAGAAACACTGTATATATACACAGTAAATTACTGGAGGGGTTTTTGCAAACCTCGTGACACGATACAGTAACAATTTAATTTCGTACTAAACTGCTGTTACCCAGCAATCAGCGCCTTCTGCGCAAGAGCATGATTGCAAAGGTAATATATCCTTACATTTCCCACAGCACCTGCTACTACTCGCCTTTATCCTACCGGCAACCGGTGTAGATATTGATGCTCATGCCCTCACCTTGCCACCGCTGCCAAATACCTTGTGGATGTGATAGCCATGCCAGTTGCGGCGGCATTGCTCAGTAATCGGCAAGTCTTCCATCGCCAGCTCCCTTCCCGCCCGGTAAATCGCCGGTGTACGGCCTGTTCGCATCTTGATTACTTCAACCTGGCCTTTGTCTGTCAGGGATTTAAGAGCCCATGCGATGCCTGAGTAACTTACGTCCGGATACATCTCGCTGATCTGACTTACCGTGGCGGTTTCATGCGTCTCGAAGAACGCCATCACCGCCTGGCCTGCTGTCAATGTTTTCACTGTGTCTCCTCCCCTGCCTGAACCTTGTTGATTTTCATATCCCATTGCTCGCGCAGCAGGCGTTTCATCGTCAACTTCGAAGAGCCGGAGTGAAAACTTTGCTCGGCTCGGTGGTGGTTGTAGGGGCACTTAAGCACCCCAGAGGTGATGAATGCCCTGTTTTTGAACCCAAACTCTGTTATCAGGTTGCAGGTCGGGCAACGCGGCATTTCAGTACCAGTCGTCATCGTCATGCCCCCAGCAGCCGTCAGTTAACATCGCGGAAATGCCACACACCACCAGTAGTACTAGCACCACGCAGACCATCCAAAGCAGTACGCCAGCCGTCACAGCATCACCTCCTGGATGAGACGCTTGTGTTTACTAATTTCACGGACCGCGTCACGCAGCCGCTCAAGCTTGACCACCTTGGCTTTTGCGCGACGCAGCTCGCGGTTCACTCCACGCACTGTCGGGACAATGAGATCATCAGGGCATGCCGCGGCGAATGGCGTGATGGAATCCAGCACGGCTGCGACACTGACAGGTTTGTTATCTTTGGCTACGGCTGGCTCGTTGGTTTCTGAGGTGGCATCCGCGATGGAGTAGCGGAACGTGCCGTTATCGCTGACGCGCGTGATTCGCCCTTTGCTGATCGGCATAGCGAGCGTGGCGGCAACCTTCCGGTTTGTGGTTGATAGAACCGTGGCCAGCTCTTCAGTCGATTGCGCACCGCGCTGACGCAAGGCATCGATAATCATGGCCTCGCTGATTTTTACAGTGTCCTGCTCTGTGGACACCTCCGGATCTGCCGGCGACCAGCTCATGCCGTACTGAGCAACCAGCCCGTCTCGTTTGTAATCCCAAAGCTGATTTACCACTTCATTCCGGCTGATTCCGGTGCGCGCCGCGATTTCGATCGACGTCGCCTTTTTCATTGCCCCAAGGGCCTGAAGTACAGTTTCCATAATTTCTCCTGTTTGAATCTTCATCCCCTGAAGCCTTCAGGGATTGTGTTATCTGGCTCTGAAATGGTGTTTACGTCGCGCTGTGATGACTGGCTGCCGTTACCAGGCCCGAGTCGTAGAATTAACTCATCCCATTTTTCACGGAGTTTCCCAGGGCTGAGAATGTTTCGGCACCAGAACGGATCGCCCTGAACACGTTTGAACATGTCGCAAATCTGCCGATGGGTTCGTGCGTCGATAGTTCGCATCAGACGAATTTCGTTCGCCCAAACAGTCCAGTTTGGGTCTTTAGGCCTGGTAACTTCGCCATCAGTCTCAGCGGCCTGTTCGTAAAGTCGCTTGATGCGACCAAAGATCCACTCAGCACACTGCTGGTCTTCCGGGGTTCCCCATTTGCCTTTGCGAGCAAGAGCGTCATTCCCAGATAATTTTTTGGTGTCAGAGGATTCGTTAGAATTCTCGGACGAAGAGTTCTGTGTGATCTCTTGTGTAGTCTCTGTGTAATCTCCTGTATGAAAGTTGGCGGGATCCCCACCAGCCTGTTGGCAGGATTCGCCCCAACTTGTTGGCTGGGTTCCTGCCATCTTGTTGGTGGAGTTACCGCCATCTAGTTGGCGGGGTTCCCTCCTTCTAGTTGGCGGGGTTGCTGCCAACTGTGATTCGGCGCTGGCTGAGAACAATAAAAGCTCTTCAAGACGTTCAGAATTGATCCGGTAATGTACGGTCGCGGGGACACCTCGAAGTTGCTCTTCCAACACGCCTAATGCGACCAGCCTTTTCCTCGAAGTTTCCTGCTCATCTCTGCTTAACCCTGTCTCTTTACGGATGTTTTCTCGCGTCTTGTACATCCAGTCGCCATCCATGCGGTTATGCCAGTAGACAAACTGAGAGAGCAGAACTGCCGCTGCTGGCCCGGCCTTAACCTTTCCCACCCTTATCTGAGCAAAAGCGGGCTGATACGCTATGGGGCGATCAAGCAGCTGAATTAATGTGCTCACGAACTCACCTCAGTAAACGTCAAACTAAACTCTCGCCGCGCCATCTCTAAGGCGTCCCTGTATCCCTCACGGTGATAAACAACGTGAAGTCGTGAACACCGAATAACCTTCACCAAGCATCCGCGTTCGTCGCGATACAGGCTTCCAGGGAAAGGCTCTGTTCGTAGATCCTCAGGTTCTGCCAGGAGACGGAATTGCATCGCATTTTTCATGCGGGTTACTAATTCGTGAGTGTTGTGCATAGCTTTCTCCCGAACTATCCCGCGCGCTGTTGAGCATGCGAAAGGTCAATGTTTATGCCAATCAACTCAGCCAGAGCGGATATTGCTTCGATGCCCTCACGATGAATAACGGCTTTAGACTTTCTCATCAGCACAGCATTGGTTGCCTCGGTACACTCACGGTTGGCATTGGCAATCTGGCTGTGTACGTCGTGCAGCTGCTGCATCTCGGCTTCGATAGCGGCCATGACTGCTGGTGCAAGTTCACGCGCTTGCTTCAAGTAGTTCGCAGTTTCCTTGCGGAATGCACGCTGGATGCGCTGCGTGTTGTTGTGCAGTCGGCGGGTGTAGTCATCTGCGTCAGAAATGCCTTCCAGCACCTCGAGCAAGTCACCGTAGTGATGTTTTGTTATCATCGGAACAACCGCTTTCCAGCGCCCTTCTGCCCAGGACTCCAGCTCAACGGCAAGAAGTTTGATATCCATTAGTCAGACGCTCCCACCAATGCTGTTTTAATCTTCTTGCCACTACGGCGGTCCCGGCGGTACTGGTCGTAAACTTCCTTGTCGTAATGCAGTGCGCCACCCGATGCCTCAGATAAACGTTGCGCGCACCTCTCCGGGACTAATTCTTTCCACTGGCTAACCGCTGATGGGTCGACCCCTGCGGCTTGAGCCACACGTACTCTTGTCCCAAAAAAAATGATAACTGCAGACTTGAACATTGACCTCTCCTTTCCTGAGTTTTCTCAATGGTAGTGCCGCAAGGAAACTCAGGTCAAGAAATATTAAGATTTCTAAATATGAAAGAGATGACGCTAGGCCAAAGAATCAAAGAGCGACGCAAGCAGATCGGCTTAAGCCAGAACGGGCTAAGCAAAGCTGCAGGCGTGTCCGACTCTACTATTTCACTGTGGGAGAGTGACAACACTGCCCCCCGCGGTGCTAACCTGCATAAGCTCGCTGCGGCGCTTCAGTGTTCGCCTACGTGGGTTCTCTTTGGTGACGAGGATAACTCGCCTGGTGAACCTCGAGTTTTAGACGCTGAACAACAGCTCACTGAGGATGAAAAGGAAGTTTTGCGCCTCTATCGAGCCCTTCCTGAATCGGAACAAAGGAATCAGATAGGCGAATTGAAGGCTAGAGTTGAGAATTTTAATCGTCTTTTCACTGAGCTTTTAGCTGCCAGGAAGCGTAACAACCAGCCATAACAACTCTAAATAATTTTTAATTACTTCATATTCAATATGTTGCGTTCCTGCACGCCATTTAAATTGAGTTTTCTCAATAAAAATCATTGACCGACAATCTTGAGAAAACTAATCTAAGCACATCAAGCAATCACCCAGCGGTGATTACTCAGTAAAAAGCGTTCCGTTAGCCGCGATAAGGCCACGATGAGGAATACCGAAATGACTACTAAGCAAAACGCAATAGACCTGGCGCAAACGGCTCGCTGTGAGGCGGCGAACACGGCAAAACGAACCATTGCAGCAATCATCAACAACTGGAATGAGTGCGTTAAACAAGCCGGGTTTATGGGTGTTTTCGACTTCCCGACAACCGGCTACACCCGCAAGGCTCAGCTGATTGCAGACCTGGAACGCTGCGCGGCGCAGCTGGACGATTACGTTGAGCCGTCAAATTACATGGCCACAACCACTGTCGAGCAGCATGCTGCGGATATAGACGCGATTCTCTCCGGCACACTGACTGCAGAACACAAAGCACAGATTGATTTCTTTGCCGCCAATGACCATGCAGCTCGGTGCCTACTGATTGAAGCGGCCCACGCCGAAGCGATTGGAATGGACGCAGAGTTAAACGAAGCGCTGATGGCGCTTAGTACTCCCCTGATTTCTGCTGGCTGGCACCTGCATAGCCCAACTATTGCAGCACAGGCCCTCAGAATGGCTCACGCTAAAGCGTTGGATATGAACGCGGAGTGGGACGAACGTGGTGCAGTGCTGAATGACCGAGCGTTTATCGCTTATTGGGGCTGTAATGAGGATGCGAAATGGCTTCAAGCGGCACGCATGTGGAACGCAATGCGCGACGAAGCCCTGTGCATGAACAGTGCATATCCCACCAGCACCGGCCAAGGTGTTTCGCACAACACGAAAGCGCATTCCGCCCCTCTTTCACTGTTGGGGAATGGTTTGTTAGATGGCGGAGTGCGCTCCCATGTTGTGCCATTGCTGTGTGTAGTCTTGGCGGTACCAGGTTTAAAAAGCCTTATCTGATGCCTCTGGTACCGCCCTTTTTAATCAGCCACCAGCAAATAACCGGAGCATTGTTATGAAAGGTCAGCATTACGGAACAGATTTAAAACCACGTGGAGAAATTTTACCGGGCACCTTAGTGAAACATAACGGTCGTACATATCGTGCCTCCGCTAATGTGACGCGCGGGCTATACATCTCAAGCCTTATAGAGCGCGCATTAATTTGTTCCGAAACAGTTGAAGTCCTTCTTAATGGTAACGGACAGCCCTTAATTAACTAAATAGCATCTAATTGAAGACATGTCTTAGCTGGCAGGGGTTGCTACATCCAAAATACGCAAATGTGATGAATAGGCAGGAATACGCGGAAGTCGTTAATACAGTGCTCTGACGGCTTTGGGATTGCTGATTACTGGTCATCAATATCTTGCCGGGCTACTAAGTATAGTTGTCCGGCCATCTGAAAGGATGATGGTTTTGAATAGTGAAATTCTAACCACTGACGCCATGCGCGAGCTCACGGGGTATACGCGTAAAGGTAAACAGTGTGAATGGTTAGCACATGCTGGAATATGGTTTCGCCCAGACCGCAATGGCTCTCCAAGAACGACCTGGTTCCACGTCAATAATCCGCTAGCCTTACGGCTGGCAGAAAACCGGGAGCCAGAAAATGACACCCCAAACTTTGACGCGGTGCTAAATGGCAGGAAAACGAAAAAACCCAACAGATAACATCCTCCCACCTCGAGTGTATCGGGGTAAAAGTAAATTTGAGTTTCACCCAGCAACCGGTGGGTCTATATCCCTTTGCGCCCTAGACTCCCCGATCTCGCTTGTCTGGGCTCGCTACGAGAGTGAGCTTTTAGACACAGCGGACAGAAAAAGTGTGGCAGGCTTGATTGCGGATTTTTTTGCCAGCGCTGACTTTTCCCGCCTGAGCAGTGAAACTCAGGGGGACTATAAAAAATATTCTCGAAAGCTGATCCCAGTCTTCGGGAAAATGCACCCCGACCTGATTAAACCGGAACATATACGTAAGTATTTAGATGTTAGGGGTACGGCTGCACCTGTTCAGGCAAACAGAGAAAAAAGCTTTCTGAGCAGAGTTTACACATGGGGCTATGAACGCGGAATGGTGAAAGGAAACCCCACCTCTGGCGTGAGAAGATTTTCAGAGGATGCGCGAGAGCGATACATTACTGATGAAGAATACGCAGCGCTGTACAGTGTATCCCCTCTCCTGGTTCAGGTAGCAATGGAGATTGCATATCTATGCTGCGCCCGACAGGCCGACGTTCTCGGCCTGCAAAAATCACAGCTATTGGATGACGGGATTTTTATTCGCCAGGGTAAGACAGGCAAGAAGCAGATAAAAGCATGGTCGGATCGTCTTTCGACGGCCATCGCTATGGCGGGTGGTCTTCCTACTAAACCGGGAATGAGTAGCCTCTATGTGCTCCGCCAGCGAAATGGATCCAGGTATCAGAGAGCCGCGTTTAATAATCATTGGAACGCCGCACGTGAAGTTGCGGCTGAAAAATTCACGCATATCTCATTCGATTTCACATTCCACGACCTCAAGGCTAAGGGGATTTCAGATCTCGAAGGCACTCTGCAGGAGAAGCAAACAATTTCTGGTCACAAGCTGATATCACAAACTGCGAGATATGACAGGAAGACGAAAGTAGTGCCAGTAGTTGGAGGACAATAAGAGAAATCATGTTAGGAATGATGTTAGGAAATACGGTTAATAGAAATCACAGACTCAGTAATGACGCGGGTTTAGAGTGTTGAAATGGAGAAAATGACAGGGATTGCGAAACCCTGATACTCCTCAGGGTCTGTCTATAAAGATAACACAACCAAAACGTAACGCTTTGATAACAACCCAAATTGATAAATGGCAGGGAAACATGACAGGCAGAAAAAAGAAAACCCGGCGTAAGCGCCGGGTTTATCAGAGGATTATTTGATGAGCATCCAGACCAGCTGGCACCAGAAAAGGACTGAAAAAGTAAACACTCCAATCCATGACCAGTATTTCAGGTTACGGTTCGTATCCATTATATTAACACCCATAGTTATTCATTCTGACCGCCTATTCAGGCAGTGGTCTTATTGCTGTGGTGTATTTATTAACGAGTACAAAAACGAACGTACTGCAAACTCACCGAAATATTAATTTGAATGATTAGCTTTTTTTATCGTCGACATCAGCGAAGGAATCAATAAAACCCTTCTGCTGGGCCGTCAGTTTCCAGGAGGCAGGAACGGTTACCGGCCCCTTTTTGCGGTCTTGCGGTTTGTCATTTGACTGACATGTGGCCTTCACGGGCAGAGTCTGACCAGAAACAACCATTTTTAACCCCAATATTTCCAGATGAGCAGTGCAACAACCACCCAAAACAGCGCAGAGCCCAGGAATACCGCCCGCCAGGCTTTTCGCTTCAGCTCAGCATCCCTCTGCGGTTCTTCACGTCCTGATGGCAT